CTAAGCCTCGCCGCCGGTGATGGAGCCAACGATTGCGTTGAAGACGGAAACGAGAGCGCCAGCAACGGTGTCGATGATCTGAGAGATGGTGTCCAGCATGATGTTCTCCTTAAGGATGATGAACAGTTTTGCGCCGGGATGCTTCTCGACGCGTCATGGACATTACCGAAGCTCGCACCGGAATCGTTACACGCAAAACAAAAAATACCCCCGCGGGTGTAGCGAAACACGTCTGACGTGCAAAAAAGAACGCGCACCCCGGAGTGAACCGAGGTGCGCGAACCGAAGGTGACCATGATCGAGGTCATACACGAGGGGTCATCACTCCACCGCGTGCAAGATGAACATTATCCGCCAGGAATCAAAACAGGAAGAGCATCTACCCCCAGGGGTACCTAATCCTCATACTGCCGCGACCACTCACTAAACGACAACAACCGAGGCGGCGGAGGATCCCACCCATGCTTCGCCGCCAAGATAGCCAACTGCCGAGAATAATCTGCGACGAACACAATGTACGACCAGTACGCATCCACCTTCTGCTCCATCGCATCCATCTCCGCCCGGAACCGCTTACGATCCTCCTGCATCTCAGCCCTCAACGCCTGAAGATCAGCCATCCACCGGTCCCGATCCTCCCGATGCCCCTGCACCGTCGCATCCGCCAACCTTGACGTGTCCTGAATCTCCCGCAGCTTCCGGTTCCTCAACCACTCACGAAACCGTCCCAGAAGCCAGAACCGGCTAGCGCCCTCCTTCGACAAGATCTGCGGACCGCCAAGAACAATCATCAGGAACACGGCCACCAGCGACCACGCGCCGCCAGACGGCAACTCGTCCAACCACTGCATCTACACCACCCCCTCATCGTCCACGCTCATATGTCGTGACGCTCTATGGGCGGTGAGCTTCAAGTATCCGCTGAAGCTGTAGAGAGCGAACAGGAGCGCAACGACCGTGAACATCAGTGGTGTCCGGAACCCGTCCCAGGGCCACCCCCTCTCCACCATGCGGAGGAACAGGCCGAACGCTAGCGCCCCGTACACGCCGGTGGCGAGGAGTGATCCGGCGATGACCGCGCCGAACTTCTGTGTTGCGACACCGAACGCGAACGTGAACCCGGCGATGAGGCACAGCAGGCCCCACACCTGAAGGGGGAACGCTTGCTCAACGACAGTGAGGTTCGTTGTCACGTCCGGACGGTCGCCTCCCGCGTAGTCGACGCCCCGGACGACGATTTCGAGGATGAGTGCCCACATGGCTACGAGGGAGAGGTCTGGTTGTAGTCCGGGTGCCCAGTCCCCGCGCTTGATGCGGGGTAGCCGGGCGAACACTACCGGTTCCTGTTGTAGTAGTCCGCCACCGAAGTAATAGCCTCCTGCGCGTGCTTGCCGTAAGTGTTGATCCCGTCAACGACCCGCTGCGCAATATCATCAGCGCTTGGCTGAGACGCCTGTGCTGCCGCAGCAACATCCGCGGCGGTCGCCGTACTGTCCGACCCCGGGTTCGTCTTCGCAGCCGCGAGGAACGTCACCAAAGCGCCCAGAAGCGGCGACGCGGCAACAGCATCAATCTGCCCCTCGTTAATAAGTCCGAAGCCCGCAGCGACAAGGAGCAGCACCGTCACGACGGCGTACACTGCCCGACGAATCCACCAGCCCTGCGTAAAGTTCTTATCCTTCATCACTTGTCCCCCTTCAGTGCGGCCACGGTCTTCTCAAGATCCGTGATGCGCTTGTTCTGCTCCACCGCGTTATCCACGATGGTTCGGTTACCGAGCTGCGGCCAGCCCGTGAACTTGTAGTTGCCAGCCTTGTCCTTCTCAGGTCCGGCGAGTTGATCCAGGATCAGTTCGATCCTCTTCTCTGCTTGTGCGCTCATGTCGTCCCCCTTTGTAGTTGCTGTATTTGTGCCGTAGAACAGGTCGCGGACCTGCTCCTTGGTTCCCTTGAAGGCATTGATATCGACCTTGAACCCGGCGACCTGCGCATTGGAACCGAACTGCCACATGCTCGGCTTCTTGTTGCCGAGCGGGTAGGACCACTGCCGATGGTTGTCACCGGGATAAATGCTCTTCGGCAGCCCCGTCGGGTTTGTGCCGTAGGCAGCGACCCACACGTGCCCAAGCCCGTGCTTGTCGATGTCCGGCTCACCGCCGATGACCTTGCCCTCCCACCACGGCACATAGGTGTAGATACCGGGGACGTGGACACCAGCATCATTGAAACGACGCTTGAACTCCTTGATGTGCTCCACGGTCAGACCACGATCGTTCTCACAGTCCAGCCAGATCGGGCGCTTCTTATCGCCCATGACTTCCAGCGACGCAGCAACCTGCTGCGCGATCGTCGTCCCCTCGGACGGGTTTCGCAGATAGTGGTACGCGGCGGTGACCAGACCAGCACTTTCCGCATCGTCAAGGTGCGACCGGTAGCAGCGGTCCTTGAACGTGCCGTCAGTCGTACGGATGATAGCGAACTGGACCCCCTCGGCAGCCGCCTTCTTCAAGCTCATGCCGTCCTGGAAGTACGACACATCCACGCCGAAAATCGTTGCCGTGCTGGTACCTCCTGCCGAGGGGGCCGGGGCGTCACCCACCCATCGCGCCCCGGCAAGCTTGGTCATCGGGTCCAGGCGGTCGCCCCCAGGCTGAGACCACACATAGCGGTGCCATTCCAGGTGCAGGTGTGGGGCCACCCCGCCGTTGGTCGCGGAGTTCGGGTTGATGTACCCGATGCGCTGACCCTCCTTCACCTGCTGGCCGACGCGCACTTCCGGGATGATGTGGCCATAGACCGTAAGACCACCACCGTTGGACGCGGGGTGATCAACAGTGATCCACTGACCAAAACCTGATGCTGGCCCGGATCGGGTGACAGTGCCGTCCTTAACGGCGTAGATCGATTTACCGCCGGAGCCTCCACCGTTGCCGAAGTCGGTGCCCCAGTGCATTCCGGCGTACTGGCCGGTGCGCTGTCCGAACTTCGATGTGACGTAGAAGCCCTTCGGTACAGGCATGGTTACCATGTGCGCCCTCCTTTGGGACTAGAAAAAACCCGGAGTTCTTCCGGGGGATACGAGGCCGGTTCCGTGTACGCGGCGTAGTCAACACCCGGCACATTCCCCATAGCTTTCGCTAGTGTCGAAGTGTCCATGCTCACTCCGGTGCGACGACAGTACGTAGGCTCGTCACCGTGTACGACGACAGAGTAGTAGGGACGGAAGCGTTGAGAGCGCAGGCGATGCTGTATGTTCCTGCGGGGACGCTCATGGAAACTTCCAAAGGATGCAGAGCAGCAATGCTGGGATTGTAGTTCGGGCCGTAGCGGCAGTTTTCCGCCGTCCGTTCCTGACCTTTCGGCCAAATCGCAACAACAGTGCCTGCATTCGTGGAACTGAAACTATTGGTATTGTTGTGCGATACTTCTACAACGATTGTTGATCTACGATCAACAGTCACCTCGCCCACGTCAATCATACCCCCACCGCGAGTGATCGTGACATTCTTCGGTGTCACAGTCACCTTCGCCCCACCAACCCGGCCAATAGGGTCACCAAGAACAAAAGTCATTACACCACCTCCACGACGGGAAGAATATCGCCCGTCTTCAAATTAAGAACACTATCCGTCCCCACAAGCCCTGCCGGGGGTGACCATGTCCCCTCCCCTGACCACAGCCACATCGCCGGACGAGCATTCACCTGGGCAGGTGTCGCCCGCGTCGCAACCGCATCATCCACATACGTCTTCGTCGCAGCATGCTCCCCTGACGTAGGCGCACCCACCGGCAACGTCCCGTTGGTCCCCCGATAGGGGATTGTGTTCGCCGTCGCCGCATTCGCATACGTCAACTGAGTCTGAGACCCGCCAGCGTTCGTGCCATACAGACGGTTCCCCGTCGACGTGGTGTCCACCTTCGTCAACACCGCCTGATCTACGTACTGCTTGTTCGCCGCGTTCGCCGCCTCACTAGGAGCAGCGACAGATACCCGGCCCGAGGAAGTTCGCCGCATCAACGTAGAAGCCTCAGGCTGATACGTCGCCGCATTCACCGTCGCAATGATCGGATCAAGCCCATCCACCTCCGAAGACAAGTGCGTGTGACCCGTGTTCGACTTCCCCGCCAACCCCGGAACAGTCGGCGCATCAGCCGTACCCCCAAGATCACCAGCAAGCCGCAACTTACCCTTCGAATCCACAGTCGCATCAGCAACACCCGAAGCCACCGCCTCAGCCGCATCAGCAGCGGACTGACGGGCAGCATCCTCTGACGCCTTAGCGTTCGTCTCTGATGTTTTTGCCGCATCCTTCGACGCGGTGGCCGACGTCACGAACCCTTGAAGCGTGGACCGCACATCATCCGCAGCCTCATCCGCCGCATCCTGCGCGTTACCCGCCGACACCTCAGCCGCAGCAGCATTCTGCCCCGACAGGATAGCGTTGTCAGACGCGACCGTAGCCGACGCGGAAGCATCATCCGCATAGTCAGACGCGTCATCAGCCTGGGCCGCAGACCTATCAGCAGCAACCTCAGCCTCACCCTGTGCCGTTTCCGCGCCCTGCCGAGCAACCACAGCCTCAGCCGCAGACCCCGCAGACGCCGCAGCCGAACCCGCCGCGCCCGTAGCCGACGACGAAGCATCCGACGCAGAACCCGCAGCAGCATCACGCGCCGCACGAGAATCCGCCACATGCTGAGACAGCAACTCTTCAGTATCCGCCGCCGCCGAACCAGCAGCAGCCTCCGCACGATCAGCATCATCCGACGCCGACCCCGCAAACCCCTCAGCCTCATCACGCTTCGCAATCGCCACATCACGCGCCGACCGAGACGAATCACGCGCAGCCTCAGACGCCGCCCGAGCCGCATTCACCGCCGACAGATCCCCATACAAAGCCTTCGAAGACTGGAACGAGGACTCGGACTCCTCAGCCCAACGCCGCGACTCACGAGCCGCCGCCTGCGCCTGCCCCACAACCTCCTGCGGATACTCATACCCAGACTCCACAAGATCCAAAAAATCAACAGGAGCATTATCATCCGAATCCTGCAAAACAACCGCATACTCTTTACGACGAACCTGCCCCGCACCATCACCACGGAACTCAAACATCACATGACCCGGAACCAAATCATCAGTCTCAAACACACCACCAACAACCTGATACGTCTCACGGTTCATCGTGATCAACGACGTACCACCAGGCCGCCACTCCGGCGAAGAAACCCACACCGTACCATCCAGCGGAATACCTGCCACATTCATCACATTGCCAAAAACCTTAGGCACACAACCACCCCCTACACCTTCGTCTCATTCTGAGTCTCATCAGGAACCGTACGATCACCCTGATTATCAGTACCCAACATCGAACGAACCACCGTCAGACCAGACTTATCAGTACCGCCACGCCACCAACGCCAACGACCCGACCACACCCAAATAGCCACATAATAACCAGCCTCAGGGATGACAAAAGCATTACTCAACGTGAGAGAATCAGGATTAGTATTAGGACTACTCGCCACCTGCTTCTCCTGATGAATCGTCCCATTCGGACGGCGCACAGAAACATACATCGTCACGTTATTATCACCAGTGAAGCTTGTACCGTCGCAGTTCATCAGAGCATGAACAGTCCACGTCCCCGGCAAATCGAAAACAATGTGCCCGTTAGTCTGATCAACATGCGCCCCCTGATGCGGCCCATTCAGAGCGCGAAAAGGGGCCTTACGAAGATTGTTGAGACCCCATGCAAGGTTGATGTTCCTATCCATGTAAGCCGAACAGAATCCAAGAGGGATCAGATCAATACGATCCGACAATGCTATCTGACCATCATGGATAGTGATAGCGGTATCGCGCACCGAAGACGGAAGCCACGACGGGCCAGAACCGCCCTGGAAGATGCTTAGGAACCCGCTGAAGATCCCGCCGATGAAGTTGCCGAACAGACTGTTCTTCGCGCCCTGCATAGACGGAAAAACCTGGTTGTACGCCCGATCCTTAACGCCCTGCTCAGTGACATTCTGCATCCAGCCAACGCCACCAACAGACGGACTATTACCGCCCTCCGGAACAGGATTACTGTTCCCCGGAATCACCCCCACGATCATCACCCCCACGGATCTTCGCCAGAACCTCCGCAGGCAGAGAATCAATCACCTGCTGCGCAATCTCATCATCAGTGAAGAACTTCGGGGCCACCCCAGGCTCCGGGCCTTCAACCCAATGACCACCCGTACCATGCCAGATCGAATCGCCCTCCCCCGGAGGCTTGTACCAAATCTCCTGCAATTCGTCATGGTGACGAAAACCGCACCGGTACAAGTGTGCGGAAAAGTCCCGCATGAACTTCTCCGGCAGAAGAAGCGGAGCGCCAATATTCTCGCCCATATTAACCAGCGCCCACAACAGGTGCTCCTGTGGCTCTTCGAAGTTCATGTCCCCCTGAAGTGGAATCCCCAAAATATCCCCCTAAAATTGTGTGTCAAATGACGCCGAGATCGTGCACGGCGGCGACAATCTCCTTGATCCGGCCCAGCGCGTGGTTCAACGGATCATCAATAGCGTTCGGATCGCCCACCGTGATCTCCCAACCGTGCGGTGTCGTGGCATCCCACGACAGCTTCAAAGACGACACCTGATCCACAACCACGGTTCCCTCGCGAGACCCCGGGATCTGCCCGCCAACACGGTCCCCGAGAAACAAGTGCCCCTCGCCCCGATCGCCAATCAGATACGGCGCACCGTCTCCCACCTTCAAAGTGTGGGAAGTGCGCTCCCTGGTTGCCCAGAATCCGTTACGCAGAGCGATGATCGCGCTCAATGTCCATGCTTGATCCCCGCCGTCCTGGAACCGTTCGCGGTAGTGCGACCAGCCCAACTGCCTTGTACGTACCGGGGACTTGATGTCCATGAACGCCAGCAGCACGTCCTCATAGATCGGCTTCAGCAGTGTGTCCGCAGGCCCGCCCAATGACGGCAGGAACAAGTACGTAGACAGTGTATTGAACGCCAACTGCACCGCCGCGCTGATACCCTCATTCACCCCGGGCATCGACTTACCGCCCACGACAACCTGCGACACCGTAGCGGGTTGCCACGTGAACTCCGTGGACTCCGCTGTGTTCACCTTGTCGTCGGTGCGGTACACCACCCACGGCTGCTTCGGGTTCGTCCCCAAGTAGTTCGCCAGTGTGTATTCATTCGCGTTCTGCGCAATACCAGCGTGCACCCGGGTCTCATCAATGAGGTTGTCGGCAACCTGAATGATTGTCCGGACCAGCCCGGAGAACAGGTTTCCCCCGGTGGAAGTTTGTTCCCACACGCCGCTCTTGTCCTTGATGTCCACGATGAGTTGCCCAGGGCGGTACAGGTCAGCACCATCCCACGGCTGCGGATCACCGGGGAACCACCGCCTGCACTCCACATACAGTTGCCCGTCGCTCAGCGTCGTTTCCGCCATGTCGTGCCACGTCTTGAACCGGGAGTTGATCACCGTCCATTGCGATCCGTCGCCCGCGAGGGACTGTGGCTTGACGAGTATCGGCCATTCCTTGTAGTTCAATCCTTGCTTCCAGCCGTTGAACGACAGCGGATCGTCCGGCAATGACCACAAGTTCCCCTGGATACGCAGCAGGTTAAGAAACAGCGCCGTCTTCAAACAGTAAACAGACGGGCCAGCAAGAATGAACTGCTTCGGAAACTGAATTGCGGTCGGCAAAAACGGATTCGGCCACACGAGAATATGTTTTATTTCCTCGTAGCTTGAAAGGAACTTCAGCTCAACAGTGCGAACCCCGTCCTCGTCCTGCGAAACAGTGCAGGAATCCAACTTACCGTCCCACCGTGCGCCGTCCTTGTCCACCACCATGTGAACGTTCGACGTATCGCGTTCCCAGTACTTGAATACCCACTGCGCGATGTGGTGATCCTCGGGAAGATTAAGATGACCACCACCAGTATCGTTCAGTAGGAACTCAACCTCACACGAGTAATGCCCCGTGACATAGCCCCGGAGATTGTAGTTCCCGTCGAAGATGCGGACCACAGGGTCGGTTCGGCGTTTCAGTTCGCGTTGGTGCTTGAACTCTGCAATGGAGTCGTAAATAGTGTCTAGCTCTAAAGTTGTAGCCCCCAAGAATCAACCCCCTTATTCAAGCCCCCAAGGTCGCGACCAACGCCGCTCCAACCGCACCTGCACCGTCGTCCCCACAATGTTCGGCACCGACACATACGTCGCATTTATCTGCTGCGTCAGGTACGCGACAGTCAGCCGATTGAGAATTTGAGAAGACAACGCCGGAACCCCCACAGGCGGGGTCGTGAGGATCTGCCGGATCTGCGTCGCCAACGTCCCCGCCGTAGCGGTCGAAGCAACCTCCGGCCCCACCTGATCAGCCCACTGCATCAGCCTGTTGCACAGCACCGATTGCCACGCCTCCGGGAGAACCACATCCACCCTCGGCATGGGGTTGATCGATACCGGCACCTCAGTAGGGCGTGTGTACGCCGGAACGGGGTTCATGGCGAACTGTCCGTTCATCTCCGCCCACGCCTGCGTGTTGTTCGTCGTCGTCAGTAGTTCTTCCATCGGGTCGGTGTCCACCACCCCATCCCCACCGTTGAGGTACGGGATGTGTAGGAGATGTGATGCGTCCCAATCCGGGAGGATCGCCCGCCCCCTGCCTGCGATCACCCACTTCGGCCAGCAGTCCACATCCCCCGGGTTGTCCACAGTGATCGTGTCGCCGCACCAGTTCAGCCCGTCGAACACGAACTCATCCGTGTACGTGTCAGACCGCCAATACGGGTCGTAAGCGACCAGCGAATACTCCCACCGGCCCACCTGCTGGAAATGCGGGTCATACTCGCTGTTGATCGCCGGTTCCTGAACCATGCGAACCTTCAAGTACCGCTCACCCGACAACTCCGTAGACACCCGCAGGCGCGAATCCCGGTCATACGAGAACGCCTTACGGAAATCACTATCAACCCGCGCCCACTCCAGTCCCGAACCAGCGAAAGACGTGAGCCGTAGGACAATCTGCCGCTCCAACACACGGTGCCCGCGATACTGAGACCCCGCCTGCCCCACACGCGCCTTAGAGGTCACATCAACCGGGGCGTCATACAACTCCCCAACATCCCCCTCCTCCAAACGCACAGGCGACGATTCCGAACCTGGGCCATGAACCACCCACTCGGAACCGTCCGCGCCGTCAATAGTCAGCGTGAACAGTCCACTCATCTAGCACCAATCCTCCCCCCGTGAGACCGTGAAGCCTCCCGGCGATACATGCGATACATTGCGTCGGGAGTAGCAGCCGTAAAGTTGTTGTTAACGACCACCTCATCCCTGACCTGCCGTGAGGTCTCCCCCAGATCCCCCGCGAGATTCGCCGCTGCACGTCCCCGCTGATCCCCCAGCAGATTCGACAGCGACCCGTAACCCCAATCGCCACCGTCCGCCGCGACGCGCAGTTCCTCGTTAGCACCGATCAGATCAGACATGACCTGCTCAGCATCGAAACCGGCGTTGATAGCGGACAGAAGATCGCGGTTAGCGATAGCCGACGAAGCGTTGATGACATGCTCCGTCGCGGACAGCCACGCGGGGATACGGTCAGCACGCCGCCCACCGGGGCCTCGCACCTCGCCACCGTCCCGGTAACCAGCACGGGTAGGCCAGATGCTTGAAGGCCCGCCGTAGCGGGCCTTCGTGTAGTTCAGGGCGGCGACAACATTCGCCAACGGATGTCGCTGATCATCCGGTAGCCCCTTATCCCGGTGCGCCTGGAACGTCGTCTTAATGACCTGCAACAATCCGATCGACGGATTACCGTTCTGTGCGTTGATGTCCCAGTTGTTCTGAGCGTTCGGGTCTCCCCCAGACTCAATATCAATCTGTTCGATAGTCCTGTTCGTGTTCGACAGGGCCATGCCAACTCGCTTCAGCGACATCTCCACAGTTGTGCGCCACTGCTCCGCACCACCGTTCGGGTTGTACGCAATCTCGATGTTCCGGTTGATGTTGTCCGGCATGTCCAGATTCGGCGGTGCCTGAGATGCGGAAGTCTGCCCCGACTCAGAGACGTTCGACACCTGGCCGTCAATGTCCGAACGAGACTGCTCCGCCTCCTGCTTCGCCTGCTCAGCGGCCTTCCGACGCTCCTCTTCCCATTGCTTACGAGCAGCAAGGATCGGGGGGGTGTCAGGGATACCGAACACACTCAGAGCGTTCTGCGCCTGCCCCTTAGCGAAAGCCTCACCAGCTCGACCGGCAACATCGGACCATGAGGTTGGAGCGTCCGACTCCGTTCCGGAACTTGTCGAGGACGATGAGTTGTACCGCTCCATACTTGGAACGGACTCGTCGTAAGCATCAGAATCCGGAGTGCCATACGTCTTGTCCCCCGGCGATCCGTAACCGTCAGCGCCCTCAACGCCACTGACCTTGTAGCTTGTCGGAACACGAAGGAAAGCGTGGTCGGTGTATTGGGAGTGCCAAGCACCAGCGGCAGGACCACCGTACTGGCCGTTCCCGCGCCCGCCGCCCATCTCAACATTCACACCATTAGGCAACGTGCCGGAGGTATGTCCTCCGCCTTCGCCGCCGTTGTACCAGCCGAACCGCAGATCACCGGCAGAACCACGCCCCATAGTGAACCCCATGGACCGCAGAGCATCGCCCTCGTTACCTGTAGCGAAACGACCGGCGAAAGGTGCAAGGCCAACAGCGAAGCGGGCGATAGCGCTCATCGCCCCAGAGCAGTCACCCCAGTTAACCCCGCCCCAGACGTACGGCTTACCCTCAATACCCCGAGCAAACTTGTCAATATCATCCGCGTGGGCAACGCCACCAGACGCATAACCGGGCAGCTTCTGATACGTACCGTTGTTAATCTCCCGGAGTTCCTTGTGATACTTCTTCGAACTGCGAGAGTTGATAATCCACTCGCCAGCGTCAAGACGAGCAGCGGGAACATTGTTCTTGTCGAATGCAAGGAACCCGTCAGTGACTTCTGTTCCAGGTCCGCTGGTTGGCAGACGGTACCCGCCATGGCGTCCACCTGAAGCGTACGCTGGTCCGGTGAAATACCCACCAGTCGAATGGTCTCCTAGGCCGAGTTTATCTTTGAACCCCTCGTATATGGCCCGGAAAGTGATCGTGACTGTTTTTCCGAGGATACCCGCGATCCACATCTTGGCCTCTGAAGTACCATCACGGACACCATCATTGTTCAGATCAGCCCTCGGATTGGCCCTTTGACCGTCGAGATTCTTGATCTGGCCATCAGCCTGACCCTTCTTAGCGTCTAACTGCGACTTGTTCAGATCGGCAACAGGAGTAGGCGTCTGAGCGTCAAGATTAAACACCTTAGCAAGCGCAGTCTGCTGCTCCTTGCTCAATTGGCTAATATTCATGAACGCATCCGGAGTAGGCTTCTGCCCATCCAGAAGGCCAACCTTCTGCAACGCAGACAACTGCTGAGCCGACAACGAACTAATGTTCATGCTCGCCCACGGCATCGGACGCTCAAGATCAAGCGTCGCAAGCTGCATCATCGCGTAATCCTTGTTGTAAAGCAGACCCGAATTATCCAGGTTCGCCTTCGCCGTAGGATTAGACATATCAATCGCCGGGAACCCGGCTGACATCCACCAGTTGTAACGCTCTAGAGCACCAGCATCCGTCAGATCAAGGTCAGCAGTCCCGGTCTTCGCGTCCCAGTTGTCGAGCTTGAAACCCGCCTGCTCAAGCTTGGTCTTAGCTTCCTCGTCATTTATCTTGATCGGAATCGGCTTGTTCGCCGCCCCATCTCCCAGGCCCTTGATCTGATTAGAGATTGCCGCAAGGTCAGCCTTAGCCGCATCGGCCTGGACATCAGCAACAATCTTCATCTCTTCAGGGGTCATACCCATTACCTGAAGAAGCTTGTTCCAGTCCTCGACACCAATTCCGGCCTGCTGACGCATCTGCTCCAGCGCATCCTTTGACTGCCCAAAAACCTGATTGGCATCATTGCCGGAGGCAACAGAACGCTGCATTGAATCGCCAAGCGAATCGAGAGTGTCATACAGCGCAGCGCCCGCAGGAGTGGTTGCGTCAATCTGACCATTCGCCTTAAGCATCGCCCCGGCAAACTCGCTAGTCTCGCCAGTCGCGCTGTCCATTTTCTGCTCAATATTCTGGACTTCATTGGTCAGATCAGAAGCGGCCTCAGTAGCGGAAACCTCTACGCCGCGCAGCTCCATGAACGCCTGACGAAGCTTAGACGCGCGATCAGCAGCATCCCCCGTCGTAGTAGCCAACTCCTGAAGCACAGACGCAGCATTCGCCGCAGCAGGCCCAAGCCGTTCCACCTCAGCATTCGCACTCGTGTGAGCATCACGAAGCTTCTGCAACGACTGAGCCGCACGTTCCCCGCCCTCGCCAGACTCTTGAAGACGAGCTTTGAACGCGGACCAGTTACCTGCCGAGCCAGTGATCTTTGTCGAAAGTTCTTCATTGGACATTCCCAAGTTCTCAATAGCTTCAGCAGCTAGACCCGCATCATCGGCGGTCTTATCGAAATTTAGTTGGTTTAGAGCGCGGGGAATGTTCTGGACTTGCCCGCTGAGTGCACCTAAGGCGCTACTCCATCTATTAGCCCACATTCCGGGACCATCATTCGAGTGGCCCATATTGTCCAGAGCGGTTCTGACGGTGTCAACCTGCTCAGACATCTTCGCCATCACATCGCCACCGCTAGCAATTGCCTGAAACATATCCTTATATGCTGATGTCCCAATGGTAGTGAGAGTATTGCTAGCTTCTTGGTATGTGTTCCACTTCTGCATGTAGTCAGCTATCAACCCGACAGCAATACCGGCACCAGCCATTGCAGCACCCCAAGGTCCGCCAAGCGCCCCGATGATCCCCTTAGCGCCAGAAGCAACACCAGACATCGCCGCGCCACTCAGGCCCTTCAAGGTACTGCCGAAACCACTCGCTGTTCCGCCTGCATTAACAAATGCCTTCCCCATGCCAGCCACAGCCGTATTGCTTGATCCGCTGGCGTAAACCATCGTCGCGCCGAACCGAGACACTTCCCGACCCGTCGCCGCATAGTAAGCCTGGACATCCTTAGCACCCTGCTTCATGTTTGAGAAGCCGGTCGCCATCTCCGACATACGCGGGGTGAGTCCCCCGATCGATGTCGAAAGTTTCGCCGCGATACCCGGTAGCGTCTTGAACCCTGCCCACGCCGCCACCGCAGCAGCAACAATCTTCGGATGATCCTCCATGAACCCAGCGACAGTCTGTAACGGACCAGCCAGAGCCTCAGCAACAGCCCCCGCAGCCTGCAACACTGCAACAAACGCCGTCCACGTGGACACGCCGACAGCAGCGGAAGCCTGAGCAAGTGACTTACCGATCGACACAACAGCCGGAGCAAGAGACTTCCCCGCACTCCACAACTGCTTGAACGCATCGACCGTGCCATCAATCACGCCCCGGTTCTGAAGCTCCGTCCACAACTGTTTGACAGCACTAGCGCCGTCAGAGCCGAACCGCTTCAGGGCAGGGATCGCCGTCCCCTCAAGCCACGTGCCTACCTTCTCCATCACCGGCTTCATCGAGGTATTCAGTTTGTCTACCCACTCGGTGACACCGCCGAAAGCCCCAGCGGCCTGAGTGAAGAACGGGCCAGCGAGAGTAGCGCCGAAACGACCGAGGGCGGCACCCATATTCTTGAAAGCACCCTCAACGGTGTTACCCGCCTCCAGCGCCGCGCCGCCCATGCCGCGCTTCATCGCCCGCTCGAACAGTGCGAAATCAACCTCACCATTCGAAACCATGTCCGAGATCTCCGCCGAGGTCTTACCCGTCTCGTCAGCAAGAAGCTGAAGAACGGGAATACCACCAGCGAGCAGTTGCAGCATGTCGTCACCCTGCAACTTGCCCTTAGCCGCGACAGAGCCAAAGATCAGGCCCATATCCGACATAGACCGACCCGCGATAGTCGCAGTGTCAGCAACCGTCGTCAGGACACCCTCAAGTTCCTGCCCCGGCTTGATGCCAGCCGCCACCAGAGAACCCGCCGTAGTAGCGGCCTCCTCCAGTCCGAACGCCGTACCATTCACCGATGCAAGGGCGTTCTCCATGATCGAGCCGACCTGCTGCGTAGAGTTCCCCAACCCCTTCAGCTTCGCCTCTGCCTGCTCGATCGAGTTCAGACGACCAAGGCCCTTAGTGATGCTGGTTGCAAGGATGCCGCCAGCAGCAACACCCGTACCAACTGCCCCCTTCTTCAACGCTCCGCCGAGAGCAGAAGAAATCTTCCCGCCCATCGACTGGCCCGAAGAATCCGCCGCGCCCTCAGCACCCTTCAGTGCCTTAGCGATACCGGGAGAGATCTTCGAGACCTCCGGAACAATCGAAATATAACCAACACCAAGTTCGGCCATGATCCCCTCCTAAAAGGAACTACTTGCGCATAGATGCGGACACCGCAGCGCGAATCTCAGCGGCGGAAAGATGCTTCTTCTCCGACTCGCGTTTCTGCTCAACCTGCTTCTCAAGCCAGTACTGGATAATCCCCTGCGGAATATCCTTCCCCTTACCAGCCCGAATATAGGGGTACGCCTGAATCTGGTCATGAATCTGACCGAGAATCTGATTCTCCGGCTTGTGGAGAATATATGGAAGATACTGCTCCGGATTCCAATAACGCTTCAGATGCGAGTCCGGCAGCAACCCTTGAACGAATGTCTTCACGTCCCACCACGTGAGCCGGTGCCCGATATCCCCGATGGACCACCCCCGGTCCATCATATCTAGCGCAAGCTTCTGCTTAGCCTCTCGATCCTCGATCAGGAATCGGTAGAGGCTTCGGATTCCCCCAAAGGCACCTCGGACTCATCATTCCAGTGCTTGAAAATAGCGTCCATCTGGCGCTGAACAAGAGTGTCGAATACCTTCTTATGCTCAGGTGCGAGGATCTTCAAGGACTCTCGGTTGAGTTCCACAATGGAAGAGTTCTCGCCCTGCGCGGCGATGAGGCTGTCCAGCTTCTTAAGAACGCTAGGCGCGATGCAGTCGGACTTCGGGATGCTGAAGTTAGCAACCTTGCCATCTGCCTGCTCGATCTCGAACTCAACGTAGTTTTCGGGGCGGTCGATATTTTCAATTCGGAATGCCATGTGTGTGTCCTTTCGGTGGCTTTTAATAAGTTATATGTGTGCCTGATCTAACATGTTTAAAAGTTAGGCAGGGGCGACACACGGACCCCGGCCCAACCGGGCTACAATATTTAACGTCCCGCAACCCAGGGGACGAGACGACTACTCGCCGTCAGGATCAAGAGCCGCGATCCGCGCCTCAAGCTCGCTGATCTTCGCCTCAAGGCCGGTCACATCAGCAACCGCAGGCTTCCAGTTCCCCGCCTTCGCAGACGAAGCAGAAGTCCCCACAACCGGCGGGAACGTAGACGGCTTACCCGACACATCCCCCCACGTCACCGGCGCGGCAGCAGCCTCATGAGCCGCAACCACACCAGCCTCCAACTTGTTCAGATTCGCGGCATTAATCGCAGGCTCCGAACCATTCACCCAACTCGTAGCGGTATACGCCATACAGTCCCCTCACTCTCAGGATTCAGAAGGATAGAACCCCTCACCGGGCAGAGTGTCATCCCCCGGCAAGGCGGTTAAGGGTTTTCCGGGTCAGTCCCCGCGTCAGCGTTAGCCTCACCGTCGTTGCGGTACTCGACCACGTTCCCGCCCTTCAGCGACTCATCGGCAGGCTTGTACGTCTTGATCGTCAGAGTCTTCTTCGTAACATCCGAGTGAACGTCAACAGTGTCCCCGACAGACACAACCTGGCCACGCTCAATCACATAGCGCTTCGTCTTCTCGCCATACACAGTGTGGATCACGAACGAAGAGATCGGCAGCGGAGCACTGGTGTGATAGATGACCCGCTTGGTACCTTCAGCGCTAGTGGCCTCGGTCTTCTCAACATAGGCATCACCGAAAGCGGACTTCAGAACAGCGTCGTTATCATCCTCAAGGAGAGTGATCTCAACCTGCTCATCGTAGTTGTCCTGAACGGTGATGAACGTCTCACCGCCGAACGCCTTGATGTCATTAGTGGAACGATCCTGAGTGATCGAAACACCGTCCTCGGAAACAGCGCCATGATCCTCCCACTGCTCCGGAATAGTGGTAGTGGAATCGGTCGGCAGCGCAGTGCCAAGCGGAGCGCGGAAAAGGACACCGCCGTCAACAGACGGCTGTCCAACAAACGCGTTCTTCACGTTAATAGCCATACTTTTCCCCTTTCAAGGGCATAGAAAAAGCCCCTGCCGAAAGGCAAGGGCTTGAATTACTTAAGCGTCAGAGTTTGATTTTGACTCCCCCAGTGAACTGGAAACGATAATGCGACGTATCCGGGTCAGCATTCGGAACAATGTTCCGATCGTCGTAACCCCAGACAATCGCCCCAGACCTCAGCACCCGCCAAGCGGCAGCAACCTGCTCAGCGAAAGCCTCAGCCTCGTATTCAGTCGGGGCATAGCACTCGACAAGGAACCTCGGGTCAGACGTGGCGAAGGTCAACGATGAACCGCCGATACGCGAAATGATCACGTACCGGTCCCCCAGCTCTCGCGGCTTCTGCGTAGACACCCTCACGCCGAGTGCATCCCCCAGAGCCTTCACAACAACCGCCTGGGCGGGTGGTGCGACAGAGTAGGACTGCATCACATCACCCCAATGCTCTCAGAAGATTGTTCTGCTTCGCCTCGCGCACCTTCGCGCCGATCGTGTCCGCAAACACGATTGCGCGGTACCGCGAATGTCCCTGGACGGCGCGGTAGGTGTATCCCCTACCGGCACGGGCAGCGGCAGAAGCAGAATGCTGATCCACAAGCCCCTGTGCCACGCTCCCCCGGAGCAGTTCATCTAGACCAGCACTGTTAGCCTCATACCTCACTGCCACAGCATCGCCCTCCATTCCCCCGGAGCGAAGACCCCAGACGGGTTCTCCCCGTCCTTGCCCGAGTAGATGACCAGGGTCCCCGCGTCCACATCAAATGAGCCACAGGTCATCGGCATCATCTGAACCCCCCGGTCCTCGTTCGGGTCGTAGCGCTCAACAATCACATTGCTCATCGCTGCACCCTCCTCAAGTTCACCGTCTCCACACCTGGAGACCACCACGGGTTCGCCTCGTAGTTCTCTGCTTCCCCGATCACTTCAAACTCCTTGTCTCCCAGTCCCGGAAGTACAACGGCGTCATCTGCGATGAAGTCACCGATCCCTGCGATAAGGCGAGCATCGAGTTCAAGTCGCTCATGGCGGCTCACTACCGGCTCGTCTGGCGACAGGGTGTAGTAGGCGAAGACGAGGACTTGATCCCGGGAGTCAACGGTGATGTCGTTGTTCAACTCGTCTGTGCCTGACTGGTCACGGCGGATACGGGTTACTGGCTTCGTGAGTGGGAAGTATTGCCTACGCACGACTACCAGCCCCAAACGTCACTGTGACGGAACGCCGCAGACCGATACTCACGGTCAGCGGGAAGCGTGTCGATCGCAAAAGCACCACCCCTCCGCCGCTGTACCATCCGGATCTCACGAGTCTTCAGGTACAAATCCTCGGACGTTGAATCCAAGTCATACTGATAGGTCTTGCCGAAAGGCCCGGCCTGAAGATTCGAGGAAGAGACCTCCCCCGGATGGTCAGAGATGTCAGCCTTGAAAGAACGCTTCAGAACCCGCATCGCCACCGTCACAGCAGGACGAGGCCACACGTTCACATCCCCCGGCAACGACTCGTTGTACGACCGAATAAGATCCTCAACCTCAACCAGCCGCCAGTAGAACCACCGCTCATCCACATCCTCAACCGGGATGCCAGCGAACTCCGCGAAATCACCAATCGTGAACATCACGCATCACCCGCCTTCGGCTTCCGCTTCCGAGCCGCAGGCTTACGCACAGGCTCGGAATAACCCAGGGCCTTGAACCGCTCCACATCACCAGCCACGACCCGCACAGTCGCGGTCCCGCGAACCAAAGTCACACGGTCAGCCATCCAATCACCCCCTCGGGAACTTATCGTCCCCCGGAACCTCGTCAGAGCCGGGGACTAGCCGTTTCCCTCAGCCCCGCCAGCAGCCTTGGTGAGCTTGGCAAAGCGGTTCACATCGCGGACGGCGAAGCCAACTTCGACCTCGGCGCGGACGGCAAACATGTTGCGCTGCCACAGGTTGATCTGCTCGGAACCCTTAGTGACGGTTCCGGAGGTGTTGATGTCAACCTTGATGCCCTCAACAGCTCCCCACACGGCCTGAGAGAAGTCACCGGCGAGACCGATGACATCGCCGGACTGGACGTTGCGAGCCTTGTACACCGGACGGCGCAGGATCGAACCAATCGAACCGGACTGAATCAGGTCAGGCATCAGCAGCGGACGACCCGAAGTATCGTTGATCTGCATTGCCTCAAGCTCAGCCTCCGGAGCGAGCGCCCAGCTGGTGACATCGCCACCGGCCTGAGAGACCGCGCCAAGAGCGCCGAAGAACGGCTTGATGCTGCCGTCAAGAGCGAACTCCGGGGCGGCACCAAGAGTGTCGAAGTCGTCACCCGGGGCAGTGTTGCCCATGACGGTCTCGTCAAACTTGCGGCCAAGAGCCTGCGGAAGTCGCTCAGCGAGAGTGCGGTACACCGCGTTCATATCGCGGGCGAACTCATCCGAGAACAGCTCGATCACGGCGAGCTTGTAAACGCCCATCGTCTTCGATCCGAAGGTGGAGTCTGAAACCGGCTTCTCGTCGGTCTCCTTAACCCATCCGGCAGTCGGGTCGCCAGTGATGATCGGGATCTGAACCCCGCCAGCGGGAAGGTCAATCTTGCGTGCGAGAGTCTGAATGACAGACTGCTCAGCAGTGTTCGTCCAGATCTCCGAAGAGACCTCGGGCGGAAGAGTAATAAGACCGGTAGTCCCCCGGTTGATGTCGATAGCCATGTGCTATCCCCCCATCTGTGTTGTGTTTTAGGTAGTGGCTCGGCTGAGCATTTGTCAGCCGAAAGCGTTGGAGATAGCGTCTGCGAACTGTTGCTCGGTGGACCGCTTAGGAGCGTTTGCCGTACCCGCCTCCGGAACCGGGGCAGGCTTGCGCGGCCCGGACGGTGCCATGAGCTTCTGAAGAACCTTCGCGTCCTCCACAAGCGCTTCACGGTCCTCGCCCGCCAGACGGCCAGCCAGCTCATCCGGGAGGCCGTACTCGGCGGCAACAGACTTCACAAGAAGGTCACGCTCAACAGCCTCGCGCTGCTTACGCTCATCCTCGATCTGCGCCCGAAGCGTCTCCAGCTCGTGCTGTCGCTTCTCCTCCTCGGTGCGCTGTGCGTCCTCGAACTCAGCGATACGGTCAGCGGCTTCCTTCAGCCGCTTCTCCGCCTCATTCGCTCGCTTACGCTCAGCGTCAAGCGCCTTCTTGCCAGCGTCACCAAGACCCGCCGCCTCAACGGACGCTGCGGCCTCATTCGAGGACGCCTCTGCGGACTTCGCGGCATCTTCGGCACTCTGCGCATTCGCAGCACCCTCAACAGCAGTAGAATCAGACATGCTAATCTCCTTATCTTTAGAACATCGCGTTCCGCACCACCCCAAACATGACAAAACCCCCGACCATCGCGGCCAAGGGTGGGGAGTGCTGTAGTGCGCCGGGAATCGAACCCGGATCAACCATTCACACTCGGAAGTCCTTCACGGCTTCCTTCCACTTCTCATTAGTGGACTCAAAATCAATCGCGGGAAGAATAGGCTTCCCCCCGTCGTAGAACGTCTTCTCCCAGATCTTGCGTAGCTCAAGGGCCTCAGGTGGAAGACCGTCGCCCTCAGACACTTCGACGGCGGCGCAGCGGCAGTTGTCGTGGAAACGGTCGCCCTGCTTCTTGCTCCCCCGCAGAACAACCCCCGGTGCGCCCACAGACGTTGCATGAGCCTTCGACGCATACACCGCACCCCGAGACGCCAACATCATGCAGAACGAACACGCCCCCGGCTCCGGTTTCCGCGCATAACCGTTCCCCGCAGCCATCGCAGACAACATCATCGTCTGCCGGTGGCCATTCAGGACATGACGGTCGATCATCGCCCACACCTCATCGCGGACAACATCAATCCCCCGAGACGTCAGCAAGAACCGCAACGACTCCGCCACAGCCTCCGGATCAGACGGATCAGCCAGCACAGTCGGCAACGCCACCCCAGCCCGCTGCATATTCAACTGCTCCAGGGCCAACGCCGCCGCCTGCTCACTCCCCCCAGCCACGAGATCCTGCACCAACGGGGTCAAATACTCGATCATCTGCTGACGATCCCCCGACGGCACCGACGCCCACAACCGCATGAACGTCCGAGCATTAGCCTTAGACAGCATCCGGAGCGCCTTCTCAATCTCATCCACACCGTTCAAAGACACCCCAGACACCCCCTACTTCTCGTCGTCCGCGTACTTCAGCGTGACAGGACGGCCAGCCAAGAACTCCGCACCCTCAATACCAGCCAAACGCGCCGCCGACTCGGCCTTCACCCCAGCACGAATCATCACACCCATAGCATCCGCACGAGCCTTCAGAACCTTCGCATCCTGCTCCGCCTGCTCAGAAGAATCAGGGGCCGCACCATCCCCGCCCACGAGAGCATCAGCAGCAGGATCAACATCCGACAACTGCGCCTCCAGACGAGCCAACACGCCCTGAGTATCCCCAGCACGATCCCGACGAAGCATCTCCCGATCCTGCGGAGACAACCCCATCATCGTCATCGCATACTCGCCCTGAGCAGGGATGAACCCGACCTGAACACCCTTCGTCAGCATGTCCATAGCCGCAGCCTTCGTCGGCGTCGAAGCATTCCGCCACAACGGGCGGATCATCAACTCATCATCCGACAACGAATCAAACGACCGCCCCTCACGCACCATCAACACCAGACGAGCAACCTCAGTCCACGCCTTGCCGAACATCGCCTGACGACGCTCAGCACGCTTCACAAGCCGGTTCTCATTCTGCCTAATAGCATCTGCCGACGACGGGTTAGCGTCCGACGAGAAGCCCATGTAGTCGTTCGGCACCGCGCCCTCAGCGGCGACCTGTTTAGCAAGCTCCCGCAACTGCTCGAAGAACGGGGACATACTGTTCGCCGCGAACGAACCAACAGCCGGAACCTCACCATCCTCGTCACGCTCGATAGCAAGGATCTTCCCCATCATCGCGTCCCACGCACCCCGAGGATTACCATCCTCATCAAGGAAGAACGACTCCGGAGCGCCCATCATCCACCGCTGCGGAACCGCATAGAACTCCCGGGCAACCTCAGCCCCCACCAGGGTTCGCATAGCTGAATCAGTCAGCGACCGCACAGCCGGAGTGATCTCCGACCGGCCACCAACCTTCGACGCCCGAGGACGATTCACCAACTGCGCAACCGGCACCCGGCCCAGACTGTGCTCATCCCTACGAGTCACCTTCCAACCCTGCGCCCCCAACTCAAGCCACACCGTATCGTCCGGGCGGAACAAAATAGCCCGCTCCCGAACATCACCGTTCGCATCATCAGACTCGATGTACTGACACGCCTCAACCACACGCCCCGTGCGATTATCCCGCGTCACCACCATCTCAGTCGGAGCAACCACATTCACCAGGACATCCGGCTCCCCCTCGTCGCCACTCGTCACCGTGACGAACGACGTACCGAAAATCAGCGCATCCAAATGGGCAGTCGGCGCAGTCACATCCAAATCATTCGACCGGAACACCACATCCAACTCAGGAGAATCCCAACCCTCAAAATCAAGGCGCTCCTCCAACGCATCAACAACCGTGCCAGGCCACCCCAACACCGTGTCAATAAACCGCATCTGCGGCGGCAAAGAAATCCCAAGATCCTTCAGCCGCTGCTTCCCGTCGTAATAACGGGCCTTCTCAAGATTAGCCCCCTGGAACCGTGAAAAATCCTGACGCAAACGAGCAACATCAGCAACAGCCCCCTCATCGAAACCGGCCACAAGCCACCCCCTCTACTTCAGAATCATCATCCGCGGACCATCCCCAGACCGCTTCCTACCCGAACCAATACGCTTAGACTGAGCATCCATACACGCCTGAAAAGCCATGATCGCCGCATACGCAGCATCAATCTTCGACGGTGACTCCGGATACTCCTTGTACAACAAATAACCCCCGCCGCGACTCTTACGCCGACGAGCGTTCAACACATGACGCCGGAGATTCGGCCCACCATCATGTGAAACCTCTCCATCGACAACCGCCTGATGGAACGCTTCAGTAATATGGGTGACCTTCGAGTTTTTACCCCGAGGCCACATCGAAATAGGCTCATTGCCAGAAGCCTTAATCTTCAACTTCCGACCGAACGCCGCCTCCCACTGGGCAACATGCGTCTGCCACCCGGAAGGGTCAGCGTAGAAACCAACCACCTTGTACCGGGCGAAAGCCGCACGAACCTCCGCGTCAACCTCCGTGGCGTTAGGCGACCAATCACGATCCCCCTCGCGCGGCTCCCACACCCGGATCTCGAACAAATGCCGATCCTCCACGCGCATCCCCACGAGCGCCGTAGCATCCGCATTACCACGGACACGGCCACGGGAACCATCGAACCCCAGGACGATAGTGTCCCCCGGGGCAACAACCTTCTCTCGATCCTCACACGCCGACCACTCCGGCTGAGACAGCCAAGCATCCGAAGCATGGGTAATCTGGTTCAGGAAGTCCGAACGCGACTGCTGTGCGTCCTGCCCCTTCGTCCACATCGTATTGATGATCGAATCAAGATCAACGTGACCGTGCTCCGGAGCAGCAGGATCATGCCCCTCCGGGTGGACCAGGCAACCGTCAGGGTGCCCAGAAGAGCACCCGTAAGCCACACGAAGACCATGGATCAACGACTCCCGATCCCACATGTCCGTATCCGCAGGGGCCTCACGATGATCGCGATACAACGACTTGTTCGGTGTCGTACCCGCCACAATGGCATCCCACTCAGCAGCCGCAGCCTCAGCCACCGACTCCTCACCCGGGATAAACGCATTCGGCGTCTCCAACACCGCACCGCCGACCTTCGCCGCGTTCGCACGCATCACCTGAGCCAACTTCGTGCCATGATTCGACCGAACCCACTCCTCCGTCTGGTCCATCACGGCGAACACAGCACGAGCGCCCTTCACCGAACGAGGCGAAGCAGTGACCTGCTCGATCCGGCCACGAGGAAGAACCACCTGAGTGTCGTAAGCCTGCAGCGACGGGTAATCATCCGCGATACGAGGCGACTCCCGCAGCATCTCCAACAGCGGCTCGAACGTGTTCATCGTCTGCTGCTCAGACACCGCCGCAATCTGAATCAACGGCGTCCGCACAGCCGCCCACGGCTTACCCACCGGGCGACCATCCTCATCCCAGTGGGAGAACAGGACCGGGCCAAGCCCCTCAGCCGCACACAACGCCGCAGAGAACGGAGACTTGCCTAACCCCAGCCGCGCGGTCGGCCCAACAGTCCTCGTTGGATCTTCCGCTTCCCCGTGTGGGGATCAAGCTCGTAGAACCGGAGAAGGAACTCGTACTGCTCGTCATACGGCCTAAAAGGCTCGTAGGAGGCACGATCAGGCTGCGCGAGATAGTAGGTCATCCACTCCGCAACATCATGGCCCAAAGTAGGGAACTCCCCCGGCTCAGACGGCTTGAACGGCATTAGTGGCAACACCTCCCCTCTTTTTCCCATGTCGCCACTCGGCAACGAAACGGCCCTGCTTATGGCAATTGCACGAAATGCATGCTGGAACAATATTTCCGGCCCCATGAGATCCGCCACGGACTACGGGGACAACATGATCCATCGAAAGTTGTCCAGAGTCGCCACAATAGAAGCACCTGTTTCCATGTCGATCCATGCAACGCTTCCAGTCTTTCCCCGTGAACTTATATGAGCCATTCGCCAAGATCGACGCTCGTCTACGGCGTTTCGCCGCCTGGCCGACGTGAGGATTAGCTCGCGCGTAAGCCCTAGCATCCGCCAGACGCTTACCCCTCTCTTTTAGATACCGCGCAGCATCGTCCCTGACACGGCGCTTCTCAGAAGACCGAAGCTTGCATTTCTTACCACAGAATACTTTTCCTGATCGTGGCGAATTGATCGGGCCGGAACATTCTCTACACACCGTTTCGAGCACTCTCGGACCATCGTGCCCATTCTGCTTCCACCTACGGCATGCGGTGGAACAGTATATGGAATTGTGCGCCTTCGCCGTAAAATCCTTCTCGCACCCGGGGCAGACTCTCGCCTCCGAAAAGGCCATAACCACACCCCCTACTTCACAGCGCGAATACCACGCCTCCCCGCCGAAGCGCCCGAAGCCACCTCGGACTTAGCCTCAGCCTCATCAGCCTGAACAATCTGCACACGCATCCGCAAAACATCATCCGGAGCAATCCCGAACTTAGCCATCTGCAAACGAGCCTCAGCCGCCCACTTAGCCTCGCCCCGCATCACCGCATCATCCAGAACCATCGCCCGCGCCAACAACGACCACTGAGCATCCAGCAGGAGACCCAACGTCGCAAACTCCGACAACTCCTCCCAAAACCTCAAAGTCATAGGAGTAAACGGCTCCCCCGTCACCGGGTTCACATCCCCCACAAGATCCTCAAGCGAGGGCTGAACCCCCGGCTCAACCTCTACAACATGCAACGCCTGCGACTCTTTATTCCTACGAATCGCATTCCCCCTCGGTGGAGGACCATGACCAGCCATAGGAAAAACACCCCCTCAATTATTGGATTACATAATCCCCAGACCCGTACTTATGAATAACGCCTATGCCAACCGTGCCCCGCGCCGCCAGGCGGGAGGGGAGTTACCCCACCCTTACTTGATTCGAGTAGTCCCCTCCTCTACTCGAACCGTTCAGGTGTTGTGGGCGGTTTCCGTTTGTCTGTGGGGGTGTGTCATTGTTCCCATGGGGGCACCTCGGGTTGCCGTCGCCATGCGTTTTTTGCGCGGGTGGCTTCCTGTTGGGTTTTGCGCCCGTGACACCTTTTGCATAGCCATTGCACGTTGTCGAGTGTGTCTTGCCCTCCGCGTGCCGTGTTGACTATGTGGTCGAGTTCGAGGTGTTCCTCTGCCCCGCAGTGTTGGCACCTGTAGTCGAGTTGTCGTTTGGCTTTTGCCCGAAGTTGTTTCCAGTGGGTTGTGGAGGTGCGTGATGGTCCGTTGGTCCATGCCATGTGCTGCACCTCGCTTCCCTACTTGTTTGATTGTTCTTTGTTCGTCACGCTTCGTGCTTCTATCGCGTTGACTGCTGTCTCTCGCTGGCTTCTAGTCCCATGCGGTGTCGTGGTCTAGGTGTTGCCAGTTGCGTAGTTTGTGGCGTTCGTCGTAGCGTCTGGTTTTGCGTTGTTGTTTGATGTGTTCGCGTGGTTCGTTGTCGTGGTCGAGGTTGTGTCGGTAGTCGTGGCTCACTGTGCTGCGGCTGCCTTACGTCCTGCGTCGAGGTGTCGTTGGTACATCGCTTTCCATTTGTCTACGGCTTCCGCTGTCGCGCTGACTTGCACCTCGTTCCATCGCCGCGCCTCGTCCGTGTCCTCGCTTGCCTGTGCATCCGTCTCGTACGGTGCTGGCTCCACGTGGTAGTGCGTCCACTGTCCTGCGGGGTAGGCAGCAAGTAGGGGGCCGAACACTGGCCTGCCGTAGTCCTCGTCGTACGTCGCATCCTCATGCAGGGCTAGTAGCCCGGCATCCGTGAGGTTGGCAATGCAGGGGTCGTGGTAGGTATGGGCCTGGCCGTCTAGGGTGTGGACGGTGTACGGCATGGGGGTTCCTCCTATGGGGTGGTGATGTTCAGTAGGTGGGCTACCTCGCTCATGGGGCGGGGTCTTTCCTATAGGGGTCATGTTGTTGGGCTGGGGTGTCTGAGGTGTTGTAGGTACTTCCAGTGCTGTCTAAGACCGGTGTCTATCGCGGCTATGTCTGCTGGTGCGCCCATGAGTTCGCAGCGGTAGAGGACGGGGACGTGTAGTGCGTCGGCTATGTCGTGTGCTGCTTGACAGAAGGTGCAGCCGAACGATCGGTTGCCTGTGCCGATTACCCCGATAACCCACTGCCCGTTGCGTCCCAGCCATGAGCGCACAGCCCGTGGGATGAAGTCACCTTGCCTCGGCATCTCATACGTCGGTGTCATTAGGACGGTGTAGTCGTCTATGGTGTCGTCGCCTAGGCGGATGGTGGGGGTGGTGAGTTTTCCTGCGAGTGCTGCCGTGTTCCGGCTGTTGCTACTCCAGTAGTGGATTCTTGGCCGCACATCGCTCACCCCCCGTGTAGTGTGTGTTTCATCCCCCGATGAAAGGAGCGCACTATGGCGCGTAGAGAAGTTGTTGAGTACACCGATGACATAACCGGTGAGTCTCTGACTAAGGATCAGGTGCAGGTCGTTGAGCTGTCTTACGGTGGCAAGGATTATGTGCTGGACCTGTCGCATGAGTCCTCACTGAAGCTTGCCACTGAGCTTGACCCGTGGGTCACGGCTGCGCGTAAGGTGACCCGTGGTGGTACGCCGCGTAAGGGTGCGTCGCAGTCGGATAAGGCGCGGAACAAGGCGATCCGCGAGTGGGCGCAGGAGAACGGTTACGAGGTGTCTGCGCGGGGGCAGATCGCTAAGGATGTCATCGAGGCGTACGACAACCGCTAGTCGATGTATTCTCGTTCAATCCCGTACCGGGGTTGTGGTTCGCGTCCGTGCCGGAGGTTGTCTTTCGCTTTTGCGCGGGCGTCCCTCCGGCATTGTCGTTTCTTGAACCGGACCCATTCGTTGTCGGCTTTGAGCCACCAGCGTCCTGAGTCGTGCCCGCCGCGTTTGTCCCTGTAGTCCCGGCTCATCGTGTCTCCGTTCGACGACTTTTCATGATGTCCCCGTATGGTGACATGTTCAATCCCGGTGAACGTTCAATCCGACTGGACGCGCGGAGTGTAGCCATTCTTTCGAGACCGGCTGGCCTTCCATCCGCATGTTGCCGACAACCTCGCCAACAACGCACCGGCGGAGACGTTCGGTTCGCTCTTCCTCCGACAGGGCGCGCCATGCCTGGATGCGGTCTAGAACATCATTCGGTATAGATGTCATTGTGACGCCAAACGGCGTTCAGTCTCGGCCCAGTTGGCCTTAGCTCGGGCCAGTGCGGCGCGAAACTCATCCTCGAGCGCAGTGGACACCTTTGCCCACCGCACCAGCGTTTCGCGACTAACTAATCCTCCGCCAGGCTCCTGGGGGTAATCTTGTTTCGTGAACTGTCCCGGTTCGGCGAACCCACCATCAATATAAGCGTCAGGCATGGACACTCCTCTTGTTGTTGTTTGTCGCGCGTCGTGGTGCACAGTCATCCGGCTGCGTCCACGAGCACTTCCCCACGCATCAACGGGGGCCAAGTTTTTTGGCGTTGGCGGGTCTCGTCGTCCGGCGAGAACACCGTCAGCCGCCTTTCCCCACGTCGTAACGCAGGGTTCGTTGATGGACCATTCGGAAGTGGTGTTCTTTCGGATGATCCGGCTGCTCCGCAAGGATTCGAACCTCGGTTACCTGGTTCAGGGCCAGGCGTCCTGCCGCTAGACGACGGAGCAAGGTATACCCGAGAAGAATTCAACGATCGTCGGGTATTGCGTGCGCTGCCGGGTCTCGCTCCCGGACGGATTCTCAATCACAGCGCTATCCCGTCGCCCGCGAATTACATCGAGGACGATACGGGCCTTCAACCATGCAGGTGCTACCTGCTCAAAACCCCACACCATTGCGGATTCGAACCGCTCTCCCTGACATGCCGGGGTGTTCCAACCGTGATCCGATTCATGCCGTACGGGTAGGTTATTATCTTGCCCGCCATTCAATATGGCCTAAATGGGTGGGGTGGTCAGCGCTAGATACGGGACTACTCCCCGCCTAGATGACCTGGCGCGTCAACGGGGATTCGAACCCCGGCTAGCCGCTGTAGCGGCGGACCCTCCGGCTCAGGGCTGACGCTGCCCCGCGTCCGGGGCTTCCGTGGGCCTCCGATATGCCCCCGAAGGGCAGGGATCGCTGAGTGTGTTTCCACGGCTGTTACATTTTGCGGAGCAACCCGCGAGGGTATCCCGACCTCTTCAAAACCTGACCAATCCGGAGACAGTCAGGAGCAATGCCGACACCTGCCAGTAGCCCGGTGCCGGTCGTTTCAGAGAGCATGACCACGCTGACTGAAACCGTACTTCTAGCAGGATTCGAACCTGCACTTAACGGGACTTGAATCCGCTGCCTCTACCGTTGGGCTATAGAAGTCGGAACACGCCACAGTGATACCATGGCGTGCCGTAGGGCGGGATCACCGAAGATCACCCGCAGCGCGGTAGCGGGGAGTTGAACCCCGCAGCATCCACCCCAAATGCTCCGAACCCTCAATGTCGGTACCGCTTCCCCCAGGGGCATTATTGTAAGGGCTGCCCTGACCCGGCATGCGCACGGACGCGAACCGGAACCGACCGTTAGGTTGACACGTCGCTCTCCCAATTGAGCTATGCGCATAGGAGCCTTGCGTTGCACAGTCCGTGATCCGGCGAGTATTAGTCATTATTCCGGTGTCGGCTTGTGTGCAACGAAAGCATGAACCCCCGGTGGAGTGCCGGGGGTTGTTTGGCGGAGAACCAATGGAGAAGGAGAGTGTAGGCGTTCCGATTGCTCATCGATTAACGCCTACATGTCTATTATACCACCCATTCCAGAGTTTTTGCGGGGCGTCCCTGCGGTATTCCTTCGCGTAATCTCACTAGGTCATCGAGACAGTACAACGTTTCATGACCTTGGGTTATGATCTTCCGCGCCCACCCTTGACTTGACCAAGCGTAGATCGTCGATTTGCTCCGCCCTGTTAGCTCCACCGCCTTACTCATTGTCCCCCATTCGAGCGATTCGACGGGGTACATCTCGTAGTAGAGTTCTCGGGTTGTCCCCCACTCGTAAAGTAGCCACTCGACGCCCTCTGTCTCCACGACCTCCCCCGCGTACGCTTTCAAGTGCTGCACGATCGGGAACAGTGGTTCGAGGTAGTCCGGGCCAGTGTGGTTACCGTCAATGTCGAACTCGTCATCGTCGTGCCCGATGATGCGTAGCCCTATGCACTTCCCCCGGTTCGTGAACCACAGGGGGCGAAGGCTCACTGAGGGGATCGTTCCGCGCCTGACGCAAGTGCGGGCGACGTTGCCTAGGTGTGCGGCTTCCGCGTCCGCGAGGTCGATCATCGCGTCATTGCATGGACTCTTCGGCCCGAACCCTCCGAAGGTGGGGGTGTCCGTGTATCCGGGGCTTGTGGGTCGTACGCGTGCCCTGTGGCGTCGGATGGCGTCTATCGTGTGGTCGAGGTGGTCTCTAAGCTGCTGTGCGTCCAGAGCTGACCCCCTCCACAAAACGAACTGCATCAACCCTGTTCCGATAGCACGCATCGGGATACCTCATCGCAATGCTGAGGTACTGGGAGAAGACCACCTGATCCCATAGGCATTTCCTCCGCCGTCGCAGTTGAACCTTAGTGAATCCCGGCCCCGCCCAATCCGGTTTTACCTTCCAGTAGTAACCTTTCGGCGGGGCTGGAAAGTCATACGCTTTGTCACTCACTAACTACCTCCTTCACAATGTGCTCCACGGCCTTAGTAATCCGCGCCCGCGACCACGACTCATCCACAAGCGCCTCACCAACCACAAAGAACGGGCGATAGTGCGACAGCCTCACCCCGGTTAAACCCCGGTCGGGTAGTACGGTCGCGTCCCACCGAGTATTCGGCGGGGCGGGCGGTAGTTCATCCAGAAACGATTTCACTGTTCTCCTCCTAAAGTGCACACGACTCACAGAACCCCGCAGCAGTACCCTCAACCGCCGTGCCCGCCATAGCAGGCTGCTGCAACCTCACGTAGTAAATCGACTTAATGCCCCTCGACCACGCGTAGATATAGAACTTGTTCAAATCCCTCGTCGTCGCCTCATCCGTGAAGAACCCCGTCATCGACTGCCCCTGATCCACCCAATGCTGCGACACCGCATACGTGTCCACGAGCTTCTTGTAGCCGATCGTTGATGCTGACTGGAACAGGTGCGCGTTCTCGTTCGTCAGGTGCGGCTGCGGGTAGTACACGCGACCGAGCTTGCCCTCCTTGCGGATCTCGACCCCGGAGGGAACCGGGTGAATGCTTGACGTGGAATGGTTGATGTACGAGATCGAACCGGTCGGCGGAATCGCCTGCAAATACGCATTCGCCATCCCATACCTGCTCACCTCGATCCGCAGCATGTCCCACTCCGCACGCGTCGGCGCGGTCAGATCCCCGAGGATCGTCAGATCGTCCCCGAACTCATCGCACTTCGGGTACGCCACACGCTCGAACCACTCCCCTGTGTCGTACTCGCACCCGTCAAACCAGGCGTGCTGACCGTACTCCTTCGCCAACTGCGTACTAGCGAGCATCGCCGCCCACGTCACACGCGCCATGTACCGGTCCAGTATCCGCAACGACTCCGGCGACCCGTATTCGATCCCTAGGTCACCCAACGCACCGTGCCAGTTCATCTGCCCCAGGCCGATACTGTGCGAGTCCTCGTTACCCTTGCGAACAGACGGCACCGAATCAATACTCGTCGTGCGTGACACCTGATCCAGCGCCCGGGTTGCGGCAATCACCGTGTCCGTGAACTCGTCCGTGGACAAGTCCAGCATCTTCCGCATGTTGAACGATCCGAGGTTGCAGGAGATGTCATGCCCGACCGTCTTGTACGACAGGTCATCGTTCAACACCGAGGGGGTTTGCACCTGCATGATCTCGGAACAGTTGCCGGTCTGCACTCCGTTGAAGATCACCTTGTGTCGCTTCGGCTCGTTCAGACAATACGTGTCGTCAACACGACCTTCATCGGTAATGCTTTCGACTCTGATATATCCGTTGGCGGCACGCTGATGGTCCACTTCCTCCACGATGACCCTATGGGTGGGGAGTCCGAGCTTGCAGAGAGTCTGCGACTCGGTTCCACTAATGATGAGGCGATACGCAGTCTGCGTCTCGTACTCCTTCTGATCTGGCTTGAACCTTGTCCTCCCGGCGTCCCGCACCTTCTTCCACCGTGACGACACTCCCATCTCAGTGAGCATGATGCGGATATCCTCAAGGAACTCGGGGTGGATCGACCCGATCTGAAGACCGACCTTCCCATTGCCCCAACCGTCTCCATCTAGCATTCCTGCAAGCCATTCCAGACGACTCTTCAATGAGTAGGAGGAGTCCGGGACGACGTACTTCCTAGGGGTTTCCTCGTGAAGCACGTATGAAACCCTTCCGATCGCATCTGGCTTTAGCGAGCTGGACTTGTACTCGATATGATCGCCCAGGTGGGTCTTTCCGGGGTAGAGGCGGAGTATTGGCGCTCCGTTGACCCCGTAGGTGCCGTCTGCGCTGTGGAGTCCGGCCGTGTAGGCGTATGGGAAGTCGGGCGCCCCCGCGTTGTCCACCACGGGCAGGCTGAACTTGTCGATCATGTCTCCTGGCTTCAGTTCACCTGCTCGGGTCTCAACGACCTTGCGGTTTCCGTACCCTGTCTTGACGTAGAACTTGTGGTACGGAGTGACATCCATCGACGCACCGTTGTCAAAATCGACGGTGATTAGTGATTGGTCCTGACCTGTCTGCTCAACCCTGGACAGTGACCATTCTTCGCCGTTCCACACTTCAACGTCCTGACCCGCCAGTCCCGCAATCGGAACATTGCCTGACCGGGTAAGCAGAAGCGTTTCAGGCGCCACGCAGAGGTTGGACATCTGGATTCGTCCAACGTGCTTCATCGGGTTGGCGCGTGACGCCACATCAGAGAATAAAAGGTACGGGTATCCGGATTCGAACTGCACTTCCGCGATACGAGCGAACAGTGACCGTGCGTTGATCTTCCGCTTCGTGATCCGGTCGTCATCCACCCAGTCGCGGTATCGGGCGGTGATGTCACACTCGCTAAAAGGCTTCCCTTCGACTCGTTCCACGTCGTAGGGGCTGAACAGGTACATGTCGTCGTTAGCCTTCGCCAGCTCGAACGTGATGTCGGGGACGACCACGCCGATACTGAGCGTCTTGATGCGGATTGCCTCGTCCGCGTTCTCCTTTTTCGTGTCGAGGACTTGGAGGATGTCGGGATGGTGCGCCGACACGTACACTGCACCCGCGCCCTGACGCTGCCCAAGCTGGTTCGCGTACCGGAACTCTGTTTCGAGGATCTTCATCACCGGGACGAGGCCCGACGACTGTCCGGGAACATCTTGAATCGGAGCGCCAGACTCTCGGAGGTTCGTGAGGTTGATTCCCACTCCCCCGCCTCGCTTTGATAGCTGCAAGGCGCTGTTCTGGAGGCGGCCGATGGATTCCATATTGTCCTGTGCGTCCAGCAGGAAGCACGACACTCGCTCCCCGCCGCGTGCGCGCCCCGCGTTGAGGAACGTTGGTGTTGCTGGCTGGAACCGTCCCGTGATGATCGCGTCCACGAGATCCGACGCGAGCTGATAGTCTCCGCCCGACACGTCGATAGCGGTCATCACTACACGGTCCTCGTACCGCTCGTAGTACCGCTGACCGTCCTCCGTCTTCAGCGCGTAAGACATGTAGTTCTTCACCGCGCCGAGGTAGGACGAGAACCTGGCCTTGTGCTTGTACGCCTGCTTGAACAGTGCCTTGAACTGGTACGGTTCGAACGTTTCGACGGTTTCCCGGTCCCACAGGTTGTTGTCCACGAGGTAGCGGGTTTTTTCTTCGAGGTCGTGGAAGAACACGGTGTTCTGGTTGACGTGTTCGATGTGGTAGGCGCGGGCGGCTTCGTGGTCTTTGTGGAGTTGCAGTTTTCCGTCGGGGCCGAGGAGGTTCACTTCGGCGTTGAGGTTTTCGTATGTGGTGTCAGTCAAGCTATCTCCTTGCATGGTTATATGCCCCGCATAATGTGCGAGCGGGGGTTGTGGAGCGTCGCACGCGCTCAATATCGGCAGTTAGGCGGCGAGACGCTGTTCGATCAGTGCGATGTAGTCTTCGTCCTGTTCGACGCCGATAGCGCTGAATCCCTTGTCCCGTGCGGCTTGCAGGGTGGTGCCGGTCCCCGCGAACGGGTCGAGAGTGGCGCCACCCTCCGGGGTGATGAGCGTGACCAACCACTCCATGAGCGCTACGGGCTTTACGGTGGGGTGCGCGATCTTCGTGCCGTCCTCACGCACGATCACGGGACGTTCACGCTTCGGTGCCTTCGCCTGGTACTTAAACACTGGGAAGAACCGGGACGCGGCATCGCTCTGTTCGTCCATTTCTGCGGCGGCGTGCTCATCCAGCAACACATTCGCCGGAAAACGACCAGCAGGGGCAGGCTCAAACGTCGCACCATTGCGCCCCTCACCCGTGCCCATCTGATAGACAGCCCTAGCATCGTTGTGCTGTACAGGCTGCGGAACCTTCGCCGCTTCACGATCAGCATCACTCATCCCAACCCTGCTCGCATCAATGTTCAGCCCACCGACACCATGCGCCAACACATTCGCCGCAACCGTCCCATCCAGAGGCTTACGCGCCAGGATGATCGGCTCAATCGCGGGCTTTAGAGCAGTGCCCCAACCGTCCCACTGCTTAGCGGCGTCCGTCGCGGGGGAGAACTGCTTGCGCTCATAGGTTCGCGTCTCCCCCATGATGCCGTTGTTCTTTCCGGTCAGCGTGTACGCCTCACCATCGCCGTCCTGCTCAGTCTGTCGCAGGCTCCGGGAATTGCTCTTACCCGTGGTGAGGGTGGACTCGATCGCCTTGGATACGTCCATGGACTTCGGAAAACCTGAACCGTACACCCACCCCAGGGTGTCTCTGATCTCGAATCCTGCCAGGCGAATAGACAGGCCCATCAAGTCCTGCGTCCGCGCCCCGGCGAACACGGCCATGTGCCCGCCGGGCTTCAACACGCGCAGGCACTCGGCCCACACGGCGGGCGGCGGGACGAAACTGTCCCAGTCCTTGCCCATGAACCCGCCACGCTTAGCGGGCACGGCCTCAGTGTCGCCAGTTACCCACGCGGCGAGTACATCCGCCACCTGAGCGGGCTTCGTGTTCGACAGGCCATACGGAGGATCGGTGACGACTGAATCGACGCTGTTGTCGGGGAGGTCTCGGAGAATGGTCAGGCAATCCCCGTGGCGGATTTCGACGTTGTTCAATTGTTCTCCTCGTTTGGGTATGAAAAATCCCCCGACTGTGCGGGGGTTACTGTGATGTGTGCTCCGGGGTTTTCCCCGGGCTTGGCTCGCCTCTTGTGGATTCGCCATGTGTCTATCTGCGCGTCATCCCCCACCACGTGGGCGATGGTGAGCGCATCACCGACGGCTCGCGCTAACTTGTCACCATCCGGGGCGCTGGTGTGCGGCGGGGCGTCCTGATGTGGCTTCAGCGCTTTGGGTCGGGGGAACACGAACACAGCCTCAACGGTCACCGCGCCCTGTAGTGGCTCCCCCTTGTGCGCCTCCCTCGCCGCCCCGACTACCGCTTTGCGCCACTCCGGTAGGTACTTCGACGCTTCAATGAACCTGCCCCCGCCGACATTTTTCTTCGAACCTTGAGGTCTTGGTACCCCCTCAACGCTGAAGCTAGTCAGCCTCACCACCCGCCATCCGCTGCAACTCCACATCCATCGCCACATCCCGCAGATGATCCTCATCATCCCCGCAGATGATGCAGTCGATGTTGTCGTCCGGGATGCTCACACGCAGGTCGTCTTTGTCGAGGACGGTGACCATGCCCCGGTCTCGGAACAGGTGCCCGGTGATTTGCACGGTGTCGAGGGTGTATTCCCCGTCATCGTCCATGGTTTCGAGCGTGTATTGAAGAACCCCGTAGCCGATGTGGTCTACGGGGTCGTGGGTGCCGGTGCGGAATAGGCCGCTGATTCGTTTGAGTAGGTTCATGCGTGCTCCTTGATCTGTTGGCGGATGTGGTTGGTGATGGTGGGGGCTACGGGATGGATTGTGTCGAGGATGAGCATGGAGACTTCTTGCATCTCGGCGTCGGCTGTGGGGTGTGCGCGGAGTGGGAGGATGGTGGACCATGCGCGGAGGTTTCCGGTGACGACGCCTCGGGTTTCGAGGCAGTTGGGGAGAACGCTGCGGGCGGCCTCGCGGGCTTGCTTGCGGGGAAGTCCGCCGTAGTTGGCGAGTTCATCAACCCATTCGTTGTAGGCGTTCAGGGCTTCGTCAATTTCAATTCCGTAACTCTCGATGTATGATTCATCGTTTTTCGCGTAGTCGCGGACGGCGGGCGGGACGACCACGCCGAACGTGTTTGCGTCGATGTAGCGTTGTGATGCGACGGACCAGGACAGGTGCCGGTGGCGTTCCATCTCGGTGAGCCATGCGCGGGACACACCGGAGAACCGGAGGGTGACGCTTGCGTGTTCGAGGATGCTGCCGTGCTGCATGTCGAACGCTGTGCGGCGGATGTAGTCGGGGTTGTGCGCGGTCTTCGGGTTTGGCTTTCCCCAAGACTCGTAGCAGCCGCGTCCGGCGTACTCGACGAGGCTTTCCCCGTCTGTGGCGGACGGGTCGAGGTTCATCAGCTCCTCGATCACGGTCCCGCCTGTCTGCGTGTTGGTGAGCTGTGTTGATGCGATCAGCTCAATCTTCGGGGTGACAATGTTCAACTAGTTCTCCTTCGGAGGTGTTGTTGTGTAGATGATCCCTGGCGACGGTTTAGTCTTCGCGTCGTAGAAGTCCTTGGTCCACTGCCATGCGGTGTCTTCTGCTTTTGGTCCGAGGGTGCATAGTTCGGACTCGAAGTAGGCGACGTGCGCGGTGCGGAAGATGCCGGACATGCGCTCGTATGCCCGAATCGTGACTGATCGTGGTCGGTTGTCTCGCACGTCCCACCAGTACCCGGGTGGCGGACGGTGTAATCGTAGTGGCGTCATCCGTTCTCCTTCTTCTGGTTTCGTTCAATCAGTCGCGCCAGTTCGTCCTTGCTGACCGGGCGCATATCCCAAGCGTCAAGGCTGACGCAGATTTGCAGTGTCCCCTGCCGTGACCACGACACCGGCTCCGAGGCGTGGGTGTGTCCGTGGATGATCGGCGCTCCGAGGTCTCTTGCACGCCATTGGATGTCGCGGTCTTCGCCTGTGTGGTCGCCGTCGTACGGGTAGTGGCTAAGCACTGCGCGCTGCCCGGCTATCTTCAGGGTTCCCGCGCTGGCGACACTGTCCACGACGTAGGAGTATCCGTAGAGGTACCGGTGCGCTTTGCTGCGCTTGGGGTGGATGCAGTCGTGGTTCCCGGCGATTACATGCACTTTGACGTTGTAGCGGTTCATCGTCATAGCTAGGCGGGCGACGCGTTGTATCTCGTCTTCTGGGGTTTCGAATCCGCTAACAAGGTCTCCGAGGATGAATAGACGGTCTCCGCTGTTGGTGGCGCTTACCAGGTTCTCGTAGATGGTGGCGGTGTGTTCATCGTTGGACATGTCGCGAATGCTCGCCACGGCTTCGTGTCCGAGGTGTAGGTCTGCTGTGAACCAGTCAGTCATCCGTTCTCCTTTTCTGGTCCGAGTTCGGGTCGTTCACCAAAATCCCCCCGCGCCAAAACTTCCCGCGTGTCATCGTCCACAAGCCGCCACTCAAACCGCAGCGTGTCCCAAGTGGGGTCAATCTCCTCGTTGATCTTTGCGATGAACTTCTGAACCCGCCCGATCTGCACGAGTCGGTCAGCGTCTAGGTAGTCGATCACTCCACCACCTCTACGGGGCCGACAGGACGACGAACGAGGCGGGCGTCCCGGTCGACCAGGTGGGGCCGCTGCGTGGCCTGTCGGGCGGCGTGCTCGCTCTCGTACCACACCGTGTACGGGGGACCGCCACGGTCACTCCGCTCTACCCCGTACTCCCACGTCTGTGCGGCGATGGTGGCGCGCATGTCCGGGGCAGCGGCAATGAGGTCCGCGTCTGCTGGGGTGTACTCGGCCTCAACGTGCCCGTTCTCGCCGCTGCCGATGTGCCCGTACCACTCTTGCTCGGTGACGTAGGAAACGCCGTGCTGCGAGTGGTTGGCCTTCCACGGTCCGGGGGTTGTGCCGGGTTCGAGGGCCTGTGCTTCCTCGGGGGTCATGGAGTCTCTCCTTCGAGTGCTTCCCGGCAGGCGCGGAGGTGTGCGCCCGAAGCGACCACCACGGCGGGGAAGACAGGTGCGAGCCAGCCCCTGCCCACGGCCCACTGCATACCTTCTGCCGTGTCCACAGCGCCCGATGCGTCGTTGAGGACGGTGTCAGGGTCCAGGGCTTCGAGTTCGGCGGGCGTATAGATGATCTCGGGGTCAATCGCGTTCGCTACAACGTCGTCGATGTTGCTCATTCCTGGTCCTCTCGGTGGTAGTGCGCGGCGATGATCGCCTGCACCTGGGCGGGGGTGAGTTTTAAGGTCCGGAATCGCGTTCCGTTCGCGTGGACGTATGGTTCCTCCCATTCGAGAAACACGCTTCCGTTAGTCACACTTGGGCTGATCGACAGGTCTCCGACCTCCCATTCGGGGTAGGTGTTGTCCGGCTCTGGCAGGTCCGGGATCGGCCAGTCGGATATGAGGTCGACGACTCGGACCCATTCGTCTTCTGTCAGCTCGGGGTAGTCCTCCCACAAGGGTGTGTGGTGAAACACGGCGCGGGTGACTTCCTCGGCGGCAATCTTCCGTAGTTCTTTCTCACTGGTCATTGGTGTGCTCCTCTTGATTCGGATGCCGCGAGGATCAATAAGACCTGCTGGCGGGTTATGACTAGAGGGCCAGACGGTGAGCCTGTGTCGATCAGTACGGACCCGTCGTGTTGTCCCTCGTACTCCGTGCCCCCTACCTGCCACACGGGGGCGTAGTCGGGGTCGTTGTTGGTCGGTTTCGGCAGGTCGGGCAGCAGGTGCCCGTCTCGTTCAATGGCGTTAGCGCAAGTCATTGACGGTGCGGTGCCCCGCGATATCTTGGCTATCAGTTTCTCCACGTCGTTGATGCGGGTCATCGTCGGGCCACCGCCTTGTGCTCGATGAGGAAGTCCACCAGAGGGTGCTGCACGTAGAAGGGGATGCGGTAACCGACGCGCTGGGCGCGGTCGATTGCATGTCCGGCGAGAATGGGGTTCTTGCGGAGCATGAGGAGGGTGGCTTCGAGGAAGTCGGGATCGTAGGTTCCGGCGATGCCGCCGATGTAGGCGTCGCGGAACTGCTGGTACTCCTTCGGGTTGTAGCCGGGGTGCAGGGGGAGGTAAGGCCTCCACAGGTCGTCGAGGGCGAACTGTTCCAGGTCGGTGATCTTGATGCGGGTCATGCCGTCACCCCCTCGTGGATCACGGTCACTTCTGCGCTGAGCCGCAGCAGCCCCTCGGCGGAGAAGATTGCACTTCCGCATTCAAAGTTCCCCTCCGAGATCTTCTTACACGGATCGCCGTCATTGTCGAGCACGATGGAGCCCACGGGCAGCTTGTCGAGGTCTTCGGCCCGGTCGATCACGCGGCGGGTGTCCGGCACCAGGCGCGAGACGAGGGTGACGGAGGAGTCACTGAGTCGACTTACTCCGCCGGAGTCAAGATCAACGACGCTCCATGGCGGAGTGGGGAAAGCCCCGACTCGGACGCCTACCGCATTCCGCTCACTGTCTTTCACCAGCCACGCCTCACCCTCCGGCACGTCGGCGGGGTCGGGCAGGGCAACCGGCAAGGATTCCTTGCTAGTTCGATCCCTGGTCAGCCGCTCCACCTCGGCGCGGGCCTCGTCGCGCTCCTGTAGAAGCTGCTTGACACAATCCGTGGTCAACTGGCCGGGTCTCCCGACGTGAGCCTCTGAAACGATTTTCGTCACTTCTGCAATTGCCTTGCCGTTCACCTCTGACCATTTCTTGTGGTAATCGAGTGCATGTTCGACGGCTTCCACACAATCAGCGAGGGCGAGGACGGTGGCGCGTTCCTCGTTGTCGGGGCTATCATCTGTTGGCAGGAAACGGTCTCGAATCTCGTCGGCGAGGGTTGCAGGCGGGGCGGGGACATGAGCACGGATAGCGCGGGCGACAGCGTGTAGATGGGGGAGCACCCCCTCGGGGGTTCCATCGACTTCTTGGGCACACCACTCGTGTGCTTTGCGGTCGTCGTCGGTCACGGGGGTCTGGTCAGTCATTGGGGTACTCCTCTTCCATCTCTATCGATAACTTGGTTGCGGGCCAGAAGGCGTTTCCTTCGAATGCCACGTTCGTAGCCTGTCCCACGCTTCGGCCGTTGATGTACACATAAATAGGACCACCATTAGGCATCATCTCGGTCATCCTTCGTCCTCTCGGTAAGTGCGGTAATACCCGCCGTAAGCACCAGGCTTGTAGCGGTATCCAGCAGCACGCATGTCTTGCTCGTCCTGCCGGTACTCGGTGTTTCGGTCTTCGCGCCCGCAGTGTCGTGCGAACGCCTCCTGCTCAGGGGTCACTTCTCTCCTCCTCGGCAGTGCGGCTCGCGCCCAGTGCCTAGTTCGCGTCCCACTCCCCCGCGTGAACATCATCCTGCGCAATGCGGATAGCTTCTTCCCATGTGGGGGCTGCGACATGAAAAACCGCCGTGACCTCGTAGTCGCGGCGGTGTGTTTTATGTGCGTTGTCGTATAACTCGTTGACGGGGTCAGTCATATATACGAACCGACGACATTGCAGAGCTAAGTTCTATGTAATCTCCGCGAGATCCGTTTACTTCATACCGACACTCACCTACGCCCGACCGATCTACGACAATCGCCCCATTTTCGTAGCCGAGGAGCTTTATGAATTCACCGACATCCGGGTGCCCCTGGCCTGTAGCGTGAAGGTAGCGCAGAATATACCAAATTGCCTTTCCGCATTCTTCTTTTTCACTATCTTTACGCCCCATCCTGCTCAAATATTTAAAAGCATTCGCCAAGTGCGGTGACTCGGGAAAGAATGATTCAATTACCTCGATTGCTTCAATGTTCTTCCTTTTGTAGTGTTGGGGATTGATTTTTTCTTCCATGCGCCCTCCTAGACGATGCTGATGTTTGCGGGTTGTCCGTCCAGATCATCGAAGATGAGGACGCCCGGGTTGCCGGTCGCGCCAGTACTGTTGGCGAACCACGTTGACTGGGTTTCAAGCGCGGGGGCGCACATGATCCACCGTCGTGCCGTGTACGACCACGCCCGCATCCCGTGAAAATGGCCAAACAACAGCACATCTGCTGATGCTGGTGGCCGGTCGTTCGTGATCTGACCCGACCACCAACGCTCCGCGCCGTTGACAGGCCCGCCGCTGAACCGGTGCCCGTGCACCACGGTGTAGGTCAAGTCCCCTGCCGTGTAGGTCACGTCGCCAGTGTTCGGCTCGGGGTAGTAGAAGCTCACACGGTCCGACAGTCGGGCGAGTTCTAGTGCCTGCTGCACGTTGTTGACGATCTGAAGATCATGCGAGTCCGTCATGGACACGTTCGCCACGCGGGTACTTTCCCCGTGATTCCCCGGTACAGCGGCAACAACGACCTCTTCCGCTGCGCCTAGGCACTGCTGGATCGTGTCGGACACCATGTGTGACGCGACGCGGATCTGCTCGGTGAGGGTGAGGTCGCAGCCGCCGATGTTCTTCCCGTGCTGTGAGACGTACCCCTCGATGAGGTCACCTCCGATTACGAGGTTGATGCCCTCGAACGGGCCGTCCTCCAACGCCCGGTCCACACTGTTCTTCCACCTGCTGATGATGATGTCGGTTCCGCCGCCGTCTTCCAGCGACTTGCCGATGTGGGTGTCACTGAGCATGATGGTGCGCCACCACTCCGGGGATTGTCCGGATAGTCCGGGTCCGCGTACACCGCGTCCAACAGGTCTTCGATGTCGAAGCGGCGTTCAGGGCGCTCCACGATCCGCGCTTTGTGCGCGTGCTGGATGCCGTGCCCCGGCACATCCCAAGCACTGTGTCTGACAGGTCCGTCCACCATGTACCGCTGCGGGTCCAGGCCGAAACGTTCGAGAACGCTATCCCACTGTTCGTTTCGGGGCGCTTCCGCATCCTCACGCGGATACGTGGTGACGCTGCCCGTCTCCCCGTCCCACTGCACGCCCGGCGTCCAACCCGACGGGGCAGGCGGCGTGGTCAACGCTTTCAACTTGTCAAGATCAGCCATTCATGTCCTTCCGCAGGGTCTCGCGTAGCGCTTTGAGTGATGTGATACTGAACGGGTAGTCCGCGTTCTCCCGCAGCGCATCCACGACCGTGGGTGCTGGGTTGTTGAGGATCACCTGTGACAGGAGTTCCTGTTCCTCCTCGGTGAACGATCCCCACCATTCGAGGGTGTTGCGGTATTTGGGTGCGGCTAGGTGCCGTAGTGATTCAAGGTCTGCCATTGCTCTCCACTGCTTGGTATAGGTCTTTACGTAGTCGAACCGCCTTGCCCTCCTCGACAAGACGGTCCATGATGTCCGGGATTTGCGGTTTGTGGTGTTCCTCCACGCACGCTTTCAACGTGGCTAGTCCTAGGGGTTTGCCGTAGTTGAGCATGTCGATCACCCAGTGTTCGGGTGGGTGTTTTATGTTCCGGTTGACCCGTGGCCTCCTTCGCCTCTGCCGGTTGCTTCGAGGGTGGTGACACGGGTGAAGGTGGGGAGTTCTACCTTCTGGATGACGAGCTGTGCGATGCGGTCACCGTCTGTCACTTCGAAGGGTTGGTCGCCCGCGTTTTCAAGCTGCACCTTCAACTCCCCGCGATAGTCAGAGTCGATGACGCCCACGCCGTTCGCTACCCGCACTCGCCGCCGTGCCGACAGGCCCGAACGTGAGTACACGTACCCGACATACCCCGGCGGGATTGCGACCTTCACGCCGGTTGTGATGAGTTCCGCGTATCCGGGGAGTATGACGGTGTTCTCGGCGGCTTTGAGGTCAGCCCCGGCGTCTGTGGAGTGCTGCCGGATGGGCGCGTGGTTGTCGTCCGCGATGATGTTGATGTTCAGTGTGTCTCCTTACGCTGCCAATCCAGGACGATGTAGGTGTTCTAGGATTCTTTCGGTACGATTACGTTTTCCCGAATACAACTCTTCTTTGATCTCCATGTAGTACAAGTCCGAGATTTCTTCAAAATGTTCAGCGAACTCAGGATGATTGCGTATCCAACCCCGTGCACGGTTACAGGGGACACAGAATCTGCTGCCATCCTTTAGAAACTCCTTCTGCGAGAAGCTGCCTGGAATATAGAAATGGCCGTAGTCGCAATGGTCACGGCTAGCGTAGTGGTCTGTTCCGTGGATTTTCTTGTCGTTATTATTTTCAGCCTGCGTCCCATACCGGAGATTTTCTGGACGGTTGTTTAGCTTGTTTCCGTCGAGGTGCCTAACCTGCATGCCGTCAGGGCACTCCCCGTAGTGCGCCCACGCAACGACGCGGTGAACTTCATAGGTCTTCCTTCCCCGAGTCGCGTTTCTAATCCCAACCTGCCAGTACCCATTCTTCGCCAGGCATTTCTTAAGCGGCTTCGCCTTTAGCGTTCTGTGCGTGCCATTCTTTCCCTCAACGCGTTTCGCTTCGGACCATACTTCCCCGTTTGCGTCTACTGAATATTCACCTTCCCAAGTCGGAACTGGGATTCTCTCCATTAAACCTCCTGTCTCATGTCAACAAATCTAGAAAAATGAAGTTGGTTTGCGACTGTCACGGTCCCCGTCGCTCCGCCTCGGTTCTTGCCCACGATGATCGTTGTTTCCCCAGCCTTCTCATGGTCCTTGTTTTGCGCGTCGGGCCTGTTCAGAAGGAGCACAACATCGGCATCCATTTCGAGCGAGCCTGATTCGCGCAGGTCGGAAGGCTTTGGCATTGCGTCTTCCCCGCGCTGCTCCACGCCACGGTTCAGCTGTGCCACGGCGATGACAGGTATCTTGCACGACTTCGCCAGGAGTTTGATCTGACGGCTGAATGACGACACTTCCTGCTGCCGGGATTCTTCCTTCACTCCCGACTTCAACAACTGGAGGTAGTCGATAGCGATCAGCCGCACACCGTGATGCCGGACCGCGAGCTTCGCTTTCGCGGTGATGTCCACCATCGTCAGCTCAGGGTTGTCGTCCACCCACAACGGCGCTTCCGTGAGGGTGTCGCGTGCTGCGGCGACCCTGCCCCACTCTGCTTCGGACATGTTGCCGGACTTCACGCACCCGATCTTCACCTGCGCTTCTGCGGACAGCGCGCGTTCCTGTACCTCGTCCTCGGTCATCTCGAGGCTGAACAGCAGGCTTGGTTCGCCGCGCCTGATGCTCATTTCCCGCATGATGTCGAGCGCGAGCGTGGACTTACCAACCCCGGGGCGGGCGGCGACGATCACCATCTGCCCCGCCTTCAACCCGCCGTTCAACAGTTCATCAAGATCCCGGAAGCCAGTGGGGATAAAGTCAGGCATCTCCCCATCACCCCGGGCACTGATCTCGTCCAACAGTTGATCGAGGGTGTCTCCGATACGTCTAGCGTCCGTCGCCGCGTCATCCTCCGCCGCGTCCACCAGTTCCTGCGCGTACTGCCGCAGTTCCGCCAATGATCGGCCTTCACGGTGAGCGTCGTGGAACTTCTGCTCCGCCTGCTCCAACCGCCGACGGATAGCGTTCTCATGCACATGGTGTGCGTGGAGGCTGACCGTAGCGGGTAGGGGTGCTTCTCGGATGATGTCACCCCACGCCTCAGCTAGGGCGCTACTGCCGAGTAGGCCCTTTTCCATGACGTAGTTCTGGCCGCTGAGTTCGTTGGTGACTTTGCCCGCGTTGTAGCCCTCGACGATGGCATCAAAGAAGCCCCGGTAGACGGCGTTTCCGAAGTCTGCGGGGCTTGTGTGGGTGAGGGTTTCGGGGATAATGTCGGGGGTACGTAGGCATCCTCCGATGACGGCTCGTTCTGCTTTGTGTTTGAGCTTATCCAGTTGGCACCCCCAGCCCGAGGAGCAGTGCCCCGGCGATTATGAGCGTGGGGACTACCACCGCCCCCTTGCAGTATGCGTTCTTCCTATCCTCGGATCGAAGGTTTTCTTCGATGAAAAGCGGCCCGATCACTAGAAGTAGCCCAGCTACTATGAGGCTTACTGAACCTAGCGTGATGAATACTGCATCCCAGTTCATCGTGCACCCTCCAGAAAAGCATTCAAGGCATCAATGATCATGTGCTCACGACTGGTATCCGTGAGCTGGATAACCCCTACAAGGTCACCGCCCTCAAGGATTCCCCGTGAACCGTCGTCGTAGATGTCGCCAAGTTCCCAGTTCATCGGTTCTCCTTCTGTTCCCACTTCACCTGCATCCACCCCGCAACAAGCACCGCTGAGAGGAACGTCGGCCAGAACGGGACGTCATTCCCGGACAGGGCTTCGAGCAGGGGCACGAATCCGAAGTAGGTGATCCCTGCCCATGCTGCGAGGCCGATGGTGAAGAGTAAGACGATTGCTGCTGCGTTCACGCTTCCTCCTCGTACTTCTTCTTGATGTAGTCCCCTAGTCCGGCTCCGTACATCCAGCCCATGATGAACAGGGGAAGTTCCTCCATCGACATGAAGTCGTCTTCGCCCATGATGCTGTTGTCCTTGTCGAACCGAACTCCAACAACTCGTGAGGTAAGTGCCTTCTCATCCACTTCCGTGACGATGTAGAGGTTGTCGTACAGTTCGCGTGCTTCTTCGGGGAGGTTGCCGACCTGGTCGAACTGGTCTCCCATGCATGATTCAATTCGACTCATTCATCCGCCTCCGGTTCGTGGATCACGGTCACCGGGCCGTAGCGATCAATCAACTCTTCAGAAGTGAGCTCGTCGTATCCGTACTCCCAATAGCTGGGGCCTATCTTCTGGGATGAGGCCTTGTTCTTGTCGAGCACGACGGAACTCTTTGGCAGCTTGTCCAGGCCCTCCGCCTTGTCGATCACGCGGCGCGTGTCCGGCACCAGGCGCGAGACGAGGGTGATGTCAGTGTCGGAGCACCACCCCCCGGAGCCCAGAGTGTTGAGGCTGAACGTCTCCCACGGGTGGGGTTCGCCACTGTTTCGCAACCCGAGTAGGTGCTCATTCTCACCCTCCACGTCCACGAGGTACGGCTGACCCTTCGGCACGTCGGCGGAGGCAGGCAGGTTCATGCGGTCTAGGTTCTCCTTCGCCCTTTTACCGATGACTCCGCCGGGCGCGAAAATAAACTCACTATCGGGGTGATCCTTGATGATTCTGGTTAGCCGATCCACCTCGGCTTCCAGCTTCGCCTGCTTCCGCTCCGAACTGATCATCTCGTTCTGGAACTCGTCACGCTCTGACCTGAGGTTGATGTTGTCCAATCGCAACTGTCGAGACTCATGTCTCAGCCATTTGATCGCGTCATCTTGAACAGCGATCTGATCCCAACCGTCCGATCGATCACGGTGCAGTTCTTCGATCTTCCGTTCCTGCGCATGAATGATTGATTGATCGTGCTTATCAGTCATTGTCTCCTCCGAAGTGTTCCGCAGCGAACGTGACCCCGTACCGATCAAACCCGCCCGACAGGTACTCGGATGTGCCGGTGTTGATGGCGAGGATGGGGGCCTGCAACAGCCCCTCACTCTTCGCCCACGTTGCGATGTTCGGGGTGATTGTCACTTCCGTGTAGGGCACGTTCTTTGTGTCGAGTGCGCGTTTCATTTTCGTGCAGTTTGGGCAGTTGTCTTTCGTGTACAGCGTGACGCCGTTGTTGATGTTCAAGCGTTCTCCTCCGTGTCGACGTAGGTTGTCCAGTGCTCTGGTGCGGGGATGCCCTCTTTTTCGTCCCGTGCTGCGGCGTTCATTCCGTACTGGATGTATCCGGATACTCTGTCGCGGTACCAGGGTGTTGCGATGTGGTTGAGTATCCAGTTCGCGGCGATTTTCGCTAGCAGGTTTCTCCAGCGGCCCACCGTTCTCCTCCTCGTGCCCCAGGGCGTGCCGTATTAGCGCTCATTGCGCCACTGACGGACTTTTCCCGCCCCGGGCGTAGTTGCTTACCTAACGCCGTTCAGGCCGTCAGAACGGCGTCTGTTCGTTGAATGGGTCAGCGGCAGGGGCCCCGCCGAAGCCGCCCGACTTCTGCCCACCGTCGTTGAACCGCGACACCGGGGCCGCAACCTCATCCGCCGTCACGTCATAGAACGTGCGCTTCTGCCCGTCCTTCTCCACATCCCGCTGCTTCAGGCGACCTGTCACGTTCACCTTGTCGCCCTTGCTGAACTGTGCGGCGACGTTCTCCCCCAGCCCTTCCCACGCGGTGACGTTGAGGAACGTGCTGTCGGCGTTCTCCCACTCGCCCTGCTGGTTCTTCCGGCGACTGTTCGTGGCGACTCGGAAGCTGACGACCGTCTTGCCGTTGGCGTCGCGGGTTTCCGGGTCTGCGACGAGGGTTCCGTTCGAGATGGTGATGTTCGGCAATGCCATGTGTGTCTCTTTTCTGCGCTTGTGTAAGCGCGGTATGTTCTTCTGTCCTGTAACGCTCTGAGAGCGCATCAAAAAGCCGCGTGGCATAAGTTGCTCACGCGGCACGTTTTCTTCCCTCAGCGGGACGCCTAGACGCTATTCCAACGCCCTACGCTCTCCACCAACAATCAACCCGATCCGTTGATCCCGCTCCTCCTGTCGTAACTCGCGAATCCTCTCCAACTGCCGTCGCTTCCGAGGATCAGACTCCCACTTCGACAACACCGTCAAAGCAGCCTCTTTCAAATCCTGCGGCGTGACCTTCCCCCACTTCGACCGGTTCAACGCCCACCACGTCACAGCCTCCGGCCACACCTGCACCGGGACAGGCACCTGTGACAGTGCTTCGCCCCATGCTTGTGCGGCTTGCTGTGATGGTTGGGGGAACTTGTCGGGGGCGAGTGTTGCGCCTTTTTCGAGGACGTGCGCCGCTAGACGCGTCCAGTCGGTCACTTGATATCCTCCAGTTGCTTCTTTATCTGCTGAATAACAACGGGGCTGAGTCGATAGCTCTCAACATTCGGCTCAGTCACCATCTGAAACCTCAGCTCGTCGTAGATGGATTCCCGCACAGCTTCCTGCACTAGTGCGAGCGCTTCCTCAGGGTCGCCGTTCTGATGTGCCTGGCAGGCGCAGTTGCGCTTGTGGCAGTCCGCCTGCAACAGGTTCCACTCGTGCCGATTCACGCTCGCGGCACTGATAGCCCAAGAGATCCGCTTCCACAGCTCCGGGGAAATCTCATCGTTCACGTCAGCTCCTTCACCACATCACCATCCACCACCGAACCCTCAACCACATCCAACCAAGACGAAGCCACCGTCTCAGACACGAACTCATCCTCGAACCGGTCATCGTTCAACCACCCCTGCGCCATCTTCACCTTCGTCCGGGGTGTTCCCCGAGACCGGCACAGATCCGCGTACGCACGAGCGGCCCCGACAATCTTCGACGGATCAGAACGCTTCACCGCCTTGTCCCAAGCAGCCTTCGCAGGCTTCTTCCCCTCCTTGCGCGGGAACGCCCTCCAGAACTCATCGAAAAGATCTTCCGATGCACACTCTAAGTTCCCTTGGGTAGTAGTTCCCTTGGGTAATAGTTCCTCTCCGTCTACACGTATAGGGGTACTACGCGTAGACGTAGGGGGGTCTACCGTGTGCGCGTATAACCCCCCTCATTTTCTTCGGTTGCATCAACTCGTCGTAGACACATAGCCGTTCGACGTGCGCTCACGAAACCTCTCATCCCGGTGCCGAGACACGTTCCCATCCTCGTCCCGATACCGGGGAAACACCGTCACCAACCCCAGTGACTCCAGGACCTCTACGGCCTTGTCCGCCACCTGAGGCGACTTGTACCCCATCATCTTCGCCAACGTCGCCCTGGACGGGTGAGCCGTCCTGGTCTTGTTGTCAGCAAACTTCAACAAGATCAAGTACAGGCAAACAGCGTTAGCCGTGGGGATAGCTTCTAGAACATCGTGGTACACGACGGTGTAGTGCCGTGTTCTTGCTTCAATGTCAGCCGTCAAGCAGTCACTTCTCCTCCCGTGACTCGTGGCGCTGCTCGCGGACGTGCTCCTGGAACTCGTGCCACATCGCGTGGATCGACTCGTCTCCGGCGTTGCGCAGAACGTAGTTTGCTAGCCATTCGGCGGTCGGGTCATGTGAGAGCGGATTGCCTGCTTGCTTTCCTGCGATGTTCTCCATGATGAACCACGCTACTTCTTCCAGGTCAGATCCCTGGTCGTCGTCTATCTTCTTGGTCATTGCCGTCCTCTCTAGGTGGTGTACGTTCCCCCTGGATAGTACTCATCTTTCGGGCTGACCATTGACGCATGGCCTCCGCCAATTCCGCGTCGTCGTACAGGTCATCCCACACGTCACGCACCCGTGAACCACCGCCTCACAGTCTCCGCTGCACGCTCACGCCACGACAACGGCTCCGGCACATAATCCCGGAACTCCTCAACCCCAGCCACAAGCTCATCCCACTGCTCCCACGTGAACCTGTGAGACCAACCGAACTCCGTGCTGTCGTCGTGCGGCCAGTATGAGTACTCCAACAGCACATGATCGTCTAGCACCGCTCCGCTGATCGCTTCGAGGGATTGCCCGTTGTCGTGCTGATCCATGTACACAGCAACGTCTCTCATCCCCAACACCTCAAATCTTCGACTGTAGCTGGACGCCTATCCTCGATCCCCAGAACCTCCGTCAGTGGCCCCGCCTGTAGCATGTAAACTGCCGGAATAGGGTAGTTCGCACCAGAAATTACACCGCCATCTTCGGGATCATATTCGAGAAGTTCGTATCCAACGGAGTCAGGCGAAAGAGTTCTGCGCTTGTGGACTCGACCTTCCTCATCGGTCACATATCTCGGCATTCCGCCGCTGAAGTCTTCCATCGTTCTAAAGATGCGTGGCGTACTACCGTTCATCCCTGCACCTCCTCGCGGCGGGCCTCAACAGCGGCAACAACCGCATCCCATTCAGGCCATGTCATGTTGACAGCAGTGACAGGATCAAGATCGTCCTCCCTCGCGCTCATCGCCTCCACATAGTGGTCGTTGATGCTGACATACAGGCCCTCATCTGCGTACACTTCAACTGTTTTCTTTCTCATCTATCCTCCTCGCATTCGATAACCGCCCCGTTCTCCAACAACATCGACCACACACCCCGACGCAACACCGGCGTCAACACCGGCGAATCCCAACCATGAACAAGCCACCCGTTGTCATACGCCCGGGCAGTGTCGGCATGGATAGCGCGATGACAGGGGTCACAGACACCTAGTCCGTTCGGAACCGTGTGCTCGCCGCCCTGTGACCGCAAAACACGGTGGTGCCAATGGTGGGCACGCCCTGCGCACTCCAACCAATCCACGATGGCCTCACACTCCGGCTCCGGCGCCATGCCCTCCGCCCGGCCCATCACCGCCCGGTACACGCTCTCCGGCATCCGTTTACGCGGCAGACGGAACACCCCCATACAAGTAGAAACAGTGCCCCACCATGTTTCTGGCGAAGCACTGTGAAGGGGCACGGGCACCCGGCTCATATCTCAGCCACGATGACCACTTCCGCACATACAACCGTTGCGTCTCAGGGTCCAGCAGCCGCGTTCCATCGATGGCGTTGTTGTGGAACTCCATCGTGAATTTGATGATGTCGTCCCTGTGCGCGGTCATGCGACCTCCTCCAACTCCCACGTCTGCAACCGGCCAAGATTGTGCGCGTGCTCACGCAGCAACGACAGGTTCCCCGACAGGCGATCCACCATCCGCTTATCCAACGTCACATAGTGCGTCCGGTCGCCCTCCGTACGCTGCTCGACAAGGATCTCCCCATCCGGCATCGCATGAACCTTCGTCCACTGCCGAGGCTTACGACCCCACACGTCCACAATGCGGGCCAACAGCCCGCGAGACGGCCTTTCCTGAACAATCCGACTCACAGGTCACTCCCTATCCACTTTGCGCGAAATGCCGCTAAGGGCACGAGAAGTCGCAAGTTTTCCCGACACGCCATTCCATCGCCCGTAGGCATCCTTGCACCAGCACTCATTCTCGCCGGGTCCAATAACCACCGTGTACATGCGAGCACGTTCATAATCGTCAAAGGTATGGAGGTACCGTGCGGTTCCATTATCCAGCGCGCCAGTTTCCTTCTTAACTCGTTCCGCCCACGCAATAAACTCGCGTGCCCTGTCAACGAGCTCATCAACGTTCTGGAGGCTAGCGCCTCTACTCCGTCCCTCCGCGCCGTCCAGCTTCCTCAACGCCGCCAAAGCAGCAGCCTTCTCCGCGCCATCAAACTCGACAGCATCAATACTCTTCAAAGCAGCCTTGATCCGACCATTATCCGTTGCCATACTCTCCTACCTCCCGGCGTTTCCATACGCCACTCGCACACTCGCCCCGAGGCTTTGGAAAGTCCTCACCTCCAAGTCAAGTGCCTTACTCAAACGATCAGCATGCTTATACGCAGCCTCCGCCACGTCCCGACGCTCACGCTCCTCAGCGGTCTCCAGCTCAACCTTCGCCTCACGCTCCTTCACCGGCCCCTCGGCAGCGAGATACGCCCGCGCCTGCGCCTGGTCAAGAAGCCTGTCCGCCTCCATGAACTCCGCGTAACGATCCGACGTGATGCGGATTCCGCGTGAGATCCTGGTGACAAGCTCCGTGAGGTGAGCCTCGATCTGCACAGGATTCAGCGGCTCATCCATCAACCCTCCTTCGACTTATTCACAAGACTGATCCCATAAGCCGTCCACTCATCCTTAGCCCCAGCCTGGATCGCCTGAGCCTCCATCTTCCGAACACGATCAATGTCAGTAATCTTGTACAGGCGATCCAAGAATTCCTTCTTCGCGCCATCATCGACGATGTTGTACGAGAACGAATCCGGGTCCGGCTCGTTCGTAGGAAGGCACAACGTCTGCAAGTACGACGTACGCAACGCCACAGACATCGCCTTCGTCGTAGCCTTGTCACCAGAATCAAATGACTCCGCAGCGACACTCGACACGATCTCCGAACCATCAGGACCGCGCCAAACGACCTCAACCGTGAGATCCACCGTCTTGGCGACACTGTTCTTAGTCGGCTTCTCCCCGGTCTCCTTGTCGAGGACGCGGGTGTACGTCTTCAGTCCATGCTTGCGCATCGACGGTCCAACGATGTTCATAACGTCGTCAATGCCACGGAAGTTGAACCCCTGGTGACTGTTCTTCTGGTTCTTCCCGAGGTGAGTCACATCCCGCATCACAGCGGTGATCGCCTCGTCAACGTTCATCTTCTCCGTCACTCGTTCTCCTTCTCTAGCACCTTCACGCTCGGCGCACCGTCCTTCTCGACCATGTACTTCGCCAACAGGGCAGGGTCATCGGCGTTGTCCGCCTCCCACGACTTCCGGTCGAACGACCGCGACCGACGCCCAGGCGACACCTCAACCACAAACCCGCCATAATCAACCGACCGGGCAGACGAACCAACCACGTCCAACAGGTCAGCCTGCAACGCCGCCCGAGCCTTCTCACGCTCACGCAACTCAGCACGCAACAAGGCGATAGCAGACTCCTCCTCCGCCAACGCCCGCGCCACAGCCATAGCCTCAAAATCAGACTGATCACCCTGCACAAGCTCCGGCGGGGTGAACGCAAGGAACCGCTCAGCCACATCACGCAACTCCGCAATCAGCGCCTCATCCCGCTCCACGTCGAACACGCGCAACGGGTGAAGATCCGCCCAACCGTCCTCATCCGACCAGTGCTCCACAGCGAACACGCACCGCTCCGCCCCGGTCACGAACAACTGCCACGCGACCTGACAGGCGTACTTCTTGCCGGTCTGATCAGCGCACACGTCAGCCCACGACAACCACTCGTCCTTGTCGTCTGACACCTTGCGCGTCTTAATCTCGCCCAACACCAGGCCGTCGTCACTCACCATGTCAGGGGTCGCGCCAAACCTGGGGTCATCCTCACTGACAAGCAGTGACCGATTCGGGCGCAGCCACGGGTAGTCCTCCGACAGCATGTCGCAATGACCGGCTCCCGATCCTTGCCGTGCTTAGTGAACCTGTTACCCCGGAACGTCGAAGGCGACCGCTTCTCCCTCCACAGTGAAGCGAACGCCCTATCCGAACCTGCCTTGATCTTCGCCACGTCCGTCGCAGTCACAACCGACCTACGCTGACGCAACCACTCCTCCTCGCCCGTGTAGGGCAGCTCAACGAAACCCAACTACACTCCTCACCATGGCCAACCTCTTCAACCACATCGACTTCATCAACGGAGACCACACCGGCAAACCGGAGTTCCAAGAAATCCAAGTCCAAGCGGGCTACCTACTCCAAGAAGACGGCCCAAACCGCGCCCAACTCCTCAACACCATCCTCAACCAGCACTTCGAAATCGAAGACGTACGACGACGAGTAGAATTTTTAGAGGAACTTCTAGGCTCTCGCCTCGAATGAGCAGCGGAACGGCGCTTGAACTCCTGATAAGCCGCCTCCGGATCATCAACTCTTAACTCGATCGGTCCGGCACTGCTTGACTCGCTTGCGCTCACGATCAGCCCTCCAGCCTCTCCAACTTCGGATCAATGCTCTCCAGCAGCATCATCAGCGACACCACCGCACCAACAATCAACACAACCAACACAACAGCCTCCTCAAGGCACACCCACGTACACTCAGCACATGGACTGGAAAATAGAACCCCTCGCCCCCAACCTCTTCCGATTCACCAACACCAGCGGACACAAACTCGTCCTCGTTGGCTTCTCCCCCATCGGTGGAACCACCATCAACATCAAAAACTCAACAGACCCCCACTACCTCAACGGCCCGCTGGATTCGGGTGCATCGTTTGACGTTTCAGTGGTAGGCGGCGCAGCAGTGCTTCACGCCAAGATCCCCGGCGTTCGGGACATCGAGTTCCACTTCGAAGCCCCCTGACCAGGCTATACCCATCATCCCACTCTGTGATGCGCCCATCCGGACGAATCAGAACATGGTTCCCGTCCGGCAACGCCACATCAACACTGTCATCATTCAACTCAATCTCAACCATCAGTCCTCCTCAGGACAACAACCCACGCTTCTCCGACTTCAAAATCTCCGACCTCCGCACCATGCGAGTCCCCCTAGGCCCCGCAGGCTGCAAATACAACCACGTCCCATCATCAAGACGACGGTTCACAGTCTTCTCCGAACAACAAAGCCACTCCGCGATCTGCTTCACCGTCATATACTGATCATTCGCCATGCCACACCCCCTTCCACAAGCGGTCGGCAAACACATCATCTTGCGCGAACGGTGTAACCCCAGTACTCTCAACAGTGCCCTCCTCAGGCAGCGATGAGCACACCATCTTCCACCTCCTCAGAAGACCCCTCATCCACGCACTCACAACCAAACAACGTCGGCTCCAAGCCCAGGTGCTCCAACGCCCACCTGACGAGCAGGAGCTTTTTCGCAGACTCGCACGCGAACCCATGAGCCTTCCGCAGCATCACAGGGTCCGTCTCCTCTGCTTTCCTCCGCATGTCGTACTCCACCATCGAGTAAGCGCGTAGCTCCTCGATGCGAAGTTCACTCTCGGTCAGATCCTCCAACGACCGGGCGTAATCATCAGACTGAAAAATCATGCGGCAACACCCACACCAAAAACCTCATCCTCAATCCACCGCGCCAACGTCCCCGGCGACTGATGAAGGTTACGGTTCCGAAGCGAGTGACCGGCCCGCTGCTTGATGTCCAGGAAACTCGACTCCAGTACCTCCGCGATATCACTCTCAACCAGCTCGACGTACGACCGGTTCTTCACGACCGACCGAAGAGCCTGAATCGTGGGCATGTCAATGGACGCGCCACCGTCCTTCACCGCCGCGAGAAGAGCAGCGAAGATAGCGAACCTGCCATCCCCCAGCTCGTCGTACACCTTGTGAACCGTCCGCCACGCCCCAATGTCCTCACGGGCGATACCGTTCACCTCGAAGATGCGATCAATGTTCGCCGCGTCAGAGTCTGCACGGAAGTCACTCTCGATCTGATGAGTGTCCGCAGCGCTCATCGACAACTTGTTCTTGTTCATCCCGACGAAGATCTCCGAGATCTCGGCGTAGGAGTGAACGTTGATGACCTTGCACCACAGCTGCTTCACACCCTTTCGGAGCGACACTTCGTGGGTGTGTCCACCGTCGATGATCCAGTAGCGACGATTCGCCCCGGACGTCGTGTAGGCCACCGTGAGCGGGTTGATGAACAGTGGATTGTAGTCCTTCATGATGCGTCGGACGTGCGACTCGCGCATGTCACGCTGAACCAGGGGGTGACGTTCCATCATGGAGACGTCCACGAGCCTGTATTCGGGGTTGTAGTTCTTCACCTTTTTTCTCCTTCGTAGAGGTGGAAGTAGTGAGAGAGGAGCGTCCTCTCTTCAGGGGTGCTGTACTTGTTGAACATGCGCTCAACTTCTTTCTGGATCAGCGCTTCTCGCGCTGACTTGACTTCAGCCTCCGTGGGCGCGGGCTTCGCTGCGTCACGGATCTTCTTCGCGGCAGCGGACGGAGCGACCTGGCCCGCTTTGATTTTCTCGAACATCTCGGGGTCGGTCTGCTCGACGTACTTCGCGTCGCGGACTGATCGACCGGACACTCCAAGCATCGCGCCCGCCTCATCCGAGGCCCTTGCATTGGCCTGTTGTGGCAAATTTTCCACAACTGCTCGGCCTGCTTCATTGTTCTGTGCCGCGACCTGTCGCTTCTTCGCTTCGACCGCTTTCCACTTCTCAATCTCCACAGCGATGGCGGCCAACTGCCCCTTCGACAGGTGACGACGATGCAGGTTTCCCGACGTGATCCACGCCGTAACGAACTGCTCCCAATCCGGAGAATCCGAATCCTTCCCCGACGTGTTCCCCGGAATGTCCTGCGTGACAATCGGCTCAACCCCCGCCAGCAGACACGCTGCCATGCGGTTACGCCCATCAATCAACACAACATCCGGCTCAAGCTCAGCTTCAACCTCAGGAGGCAACGACATGAACCCGCCGAACTCATCTGTTTCAATGCCGTGCTCGGCAAGGATTCGAGCGTTGTCCTTGTAGTACGGAGCAAGAACAATCGCCTCGTGCTGGCCGTTCTCCCTGATGTCGTCCGCGAGCTGCTGAAGCTCAGCTTCGCCGATCATCGGGAACATCGACGCCACCGGGTGAACCGGATACCCGCCGATCTCTTCTGTGATTCCTACTGGCAGTGACATGCCACTAACTCCTGATTGATTGGGGTGGTGGGGTTACTGCCTGTTGTCCAGACCTGACCACTGACAACGGGCCTCAGTCTCGTAAATCATCTTCACAATCTTCTTCCCTTCCGCGACCCTCGCCGCGTCATCCTCGACCTCTGCCAAGGCAAGAACCCGCCTACTGATCTCCTCGAAAGCGGCGTCCGCCTGCGCCTCCGTCCAGTCCTCCACGAAATACTTCCTAACAAAAAACCAAGTGCCCGCCGCCTGCCCCTCCAGGCAGACTCGGAACGTGCACAGCGTCATTGCGATGGACTCGAACCATCCGCCCTCCTCAGGACTGCACCCGCCAAGACGAGGGGCCGTATCGTCCGGCCCCTTACTTCTTCTAGAGCGTGTTTCCCTACACCCATGACAAGGTGTGTACTAACCGCCCGCGTGGTATCCGTAGCCGTCACGGCAAGGCCCCCTCCCGGGATTCACTCGACGCCACGTGTGCGCCAACCTCGCTCGAACTATCGGACCTGCGCGGTAAATATCTATCTACGCTGGTCTTTCCCCCTATGGGGTCCGTCCCGCCGTGGGTTCGACTCCGATCCTGCCCGGGCTTCCTGCTCTGTCCACACCGGGTGGTTGTCTTCGTCCCTCTGGGGGCTAAGTTGAGAAAATATCCTGCGAACCTCCGGCGCTCCGTCCCCGTCTGGGTGGTGGCTTCCGTGCCGCTGAATCACAGTCAACACCATGGGTTGATATTTGTCAACCATCGATCTGAAAGAAGTTTTTACTGTCGCATACGCCCAGTTCAACGTGTGTGTTACGACTTTGCGTCAAGTTGACCAAAGACCTCCGCGATGGCAATGCGACACCACTCCCACAGGGGACCTCAGAGCGTCTTGCCGTCCCCGCCCCGCCGACAAGTTGACTCCCCCCGTCCCATTACCACAACCCATGGGTGACAAAAGGCAACCACACGCTTATACTGCTAGATATGAACCTTTACGAAGATCACGCAGACTGGATCGCAAGCCTCGGAGAAGGCGTCACCGTAGGCGAAGCAGAACGCCGCATTGGCCTATCGAAGGCGACTTTGCGCAAGTACATGGAGCGGCACAACGGACGGCTTTCCCCCCAGCACGTCCTAAAAATCTCCGACGAATACGGTGCCAATGGTGCTGTGGCTCTAGTTGAGACGGGCTACCTCCCCGCCGAATCCTTGTTCATCCAGGAGACCCCAGAGGAAGTGAAGCTCCGCGTCCTTGCTGAAGTCATGGACGACATTAGGAAGTAGCCGTCACTACAAGGCGCCAAGGTCGCGCAGGAGGTGCAACAGGGGTGCAGCCTCCTCCACGGGGGGACGTAGGGCGATGCGGTTCAAGATTTCGTCAATTATGGGGGCAAGGGTAGGGGACGGGTGTGGCATGTTCAGATCTTCTCCGGTTCGGGGGTCGTGTGGCTTGTTTTGCAGTCTAGACGACCAGCCGGACAATTAGAACACGTGTTCGATTTTAGGCCACCGGAGGCCGCCTCATCTTGCCCTTGCGCAGGGACTATCGACCGAGCGCCGAGCCTGTTACTTCCACCCCCAACATTCCCCCGAGGTTGACATATATCAACTTTATGGTGCACGATGTCTACCAAACAGCACCTATCTGGTGCCCCAGACGCTCAGAGGAGAGCATCATGAGCCACCCCAACGGCCCGCAGGACCACACCCCCCAACAGAACCCACGGTGGACACCCGGGCCATACGTGAACAACAACGGCCAGCCGTACTACAACCCGAACGCAGAACATCACACCCCCGCCCCGCAAAAAGACCCCTTCGGATGGATCGGAACAACCGGGCACATGGTATTCGCACTCGGTGCTATCGGTGTCGTCATATCCATCCTCGGAGCAGCCGTTTCACGTGAAGATGAAGTCGCATACGCGATCACAGCCCTCTTCGCCTCAGTGGCTTTCGCCACCCTAGGCCTGGCCGTCGTCGCAATAGCTCGGATCGGTACCGGACTCTTCCGCGCCGGACACATCAAGTAAAACCTCACCACAGGAGAACATCATGAGCCGCCGTATCACCACAGCTACACTCGCAGCGATCACCACACTCACACTTGCTGCCTGCGGAGCAAGCGACGAGACTGCCGACAGCGCCACGCAAGCGCCTGCCACCTCGACAACCGCCGAAGAAGAAGACAATGGCCCCGTCGTCGACCGCATCACCGGCGCGCTCGACAAGCTCGACGCCCCCTGGGGAAACGTCGAGTACAAAGGCGAGAACGAAGAGGCCGTCGCAACCGACGTGTGGGACCTGGACATCAACGAGCGCGACTCATCCATCCTCGTTTTTCTCGATGAAGACGCGCGGAAGGAATGGGAACAGTCCGTAATCTGGCTAGACGGCATATCGGTGGCCTACGACAACGTAGGCATCAGCCTGAACAGCGGCCTAGGCAAGAACGACAGCCTAGAGCTTGCCCCGAAGTTGGCTGAAGAACTCGACGGGCGCGTGACAACAGGGGACACTGACATGTTCCGCGACGACGCAGACGAAGAATCGGAACCTGACGAGTCGCCCAACCCACCCCCGCAGCAGAGCCTGCGACTGCGCCAGCCCCCACCGCCACCTGCGCCCTCGACCCCATATACGAAGCGGGAACAACGTTCTACAGTGACGGCACAAGCGGCTTCACTACCGCGTGCTTCGACCAGTTCAGGACCACCAACGGGACCGGACGACAAACCCCGCCGGAACCCGACCCCGCAACCATCCCGTATGCAGACGGTGGCACGTGCCCTGCCTACCTATGCGGATACGGACATGACGCTAACGGTAACCCCAATCCGTCTTCCGGCGAATTGCAGCAGCAGTGGCTAGATCAACAGCAGTAGGAAGTCATGCCCACCCCGCAGAAGTACCAGTCCGCCAAAGGCACCCGCTGGCGCATCCAATACGTAGACCCCACTAGGACACGCCGCACACGAAGCGGGTTCCAGACCAAGAAGCAAGCTGAGCACTGGGCCGCCGAAAACCTCATCGAACGCAACACCGGCAGCTGGATCGACCCTAAGAGCGGGAAGATCACGGTCGGACAACTCGGAGACGAATGGCTCAAAAACCAAACCCACCTCAAAGCCTCCACCCGCGAACTCACCGACATGCGCTGGCGAGTCCACGTCAAACCCCGGTGGGGCGAAGTGAGCGTCAACGAGGTCACCAACGCTGACGTTCAAGCATGGGTAAGCCGCATGGAACGCGGCGCATCAACCGTCATTGGCGTGCACGCGATCCTCGCTAACATCCTCGACATGGCCGTGAAGCAACAACGCTTACTCGTGAACCCCGCCCGGGACGTGACCCTGCCGAAGAAGGGCAAGGGGGTGAAGGTGTACCTCACCGCCGATCAAGTGAAGGATCTTGTGGACGAGTGCTCCGTAAAAGGCGACCTTATCTACCTGCTGGCCACAGTCGGGCTGCGGTGGGGGGAAGCCGCCGCGCTGAGGGTGAAGGATGTGGACTTCAAACGGCGCAGGATCTCCATCACACGCAACGCTGTGACCGTGAAGCAGAAGATCGTGATCGGCACCACGAAGGCTGGCGAGAACCGGACGGTAGCGGTGCCCGCCGAGGTGCTGAACGATCTTAAAGACAGGGTGAAGGGCAAGTCTCCCGACGATCTTCTGTGGCACCGGAACAACGGTGAGCCACTGCTGAAGCTGACCGGCAACAGCTTCTTCCATCATGCTGTGAAGCGTCGCATGGCCGCAGACCCCACCTTCCCGAAGCTCTCCCCGCACGGGCTGCGCCATGTCGCTGCGGGCCTCATGGTGTCCTCCGGGGCGAACGTGAAGGTCGTACAAAAACAGCTCGGGCACGCGTCCGCCACGGAGACCTTGAACCGGTATGCGGACCTGTTTGACGAAGACCTTGACGCGGTAGCCGACCGGATGGATGACGTGCTCTCACGCGTCACGAAGCTGCGTGCGTCAAATATGCGTAAAATTGAAAAAGAGGCTACCCTGGGAGATTCCCGAAATAGCCTCTGA